GCCCAGCGGGGATGCATGCGATGACGAGCACGATCGCGATGCCGATGAGGACGGGATCAGGCATCGGAGCCCTCGCCTTCACCCTGGTCCGTGCTGATCTTCTCCAGGATGGAGCGGGCAAACTCACCCTTGTCCGCCTCGGCCTGAGACGGCTTGCCGCTGCGCTTCCACCAGAAGGAGGGGCTGGCGTATTTGGACAGGCCCTCGAACAGCAGGTGCTGGGTCTCGTCCTCGATGTCGCCGGCCAGCAATTTCTCGATCAGGCCGTCGAGGTCGTTCATGGCCTTGTCGGCCGACACAACCAGCTTGCCAATCGCTCCAATGTCGATTTGCGCGTCACGATCTCCAGCGCGCAGCGCGACTGTCTCCAGGCTCATTTTCAGAGTCTGCATCCAGAGCAGGCATTCATGGGAGGCGGCGCGGACATCGGCCTGTAAATCGCTGTTGGCAGACATGGGATTATCTCCAAATGAAAATGGCTGCTGTCGTGGCAATGCTGGTGAGGCAAAGGCCGAAGCTGATGCCGGCGACCGCCCAGGCAAATGTCAGGGAGTGAAGCGCCCGCGACACCCTGAGACGGGCGCGCAGCATCAGCATCGACATCCAATGCCGGCCGCTCAGCACCAGCACCGTCCAGCCCATCTGGAAGCAGGCCATCGCCAGCACCCAGGCGGAGTATTCGACGGGGTCATGGACGACGGGGCGCGGGCCGGTGATGCAGGCCGGAAAATGAATCGGCTCCGCGAGGCCTTCGATGATTAACGCGCCCTGTCCATGTCCGGGATATGCTCTTGAGAGCACCGCTTCTGCGAGAGCCATGGACATCATGCCGCCTCGCTGAAGTGTAGAGTTTCGGCATATTGGCCGCCCTTCTCCCACAGCGCTTTGGCATGCTCGCGCAGCAGGAACGCCTTGGCGGCTTCGAAGTCGGCACCCTCCAGACCGTGCCAGCGTCCCCAGCCGACCGTGCGGATTTCGATGGAGCCAATATCGCCGTTCCAGTCCATCGCAGCACCAGTGCTGGCCTCGGCCGGATAGATGTCGGTGACATCGAAATAGACCCGCATGTCGCAGAAGCGATCGGTCTCTTCGTTGAGCTGATCATCGCGCATGAACACGCGGACGCCGTTTTCACGGCGGTAGGCACATTCGACCTCGTACATGATGAGGCTCCGAAAAGGAGCCGCCGAACCCCGAGCGGGGGCGCGAAGCGCGGCGGCTCAGTTAGGGGAGGAAACGCCCAAGGAGGGCTGCGGCTCAGCCAAGCATGCGACCTTGCCGCCCCTTAACAGTGGAGCAACGCTAAACTTATGTCAATGATAAAAGTGTAGTAACGCTCTACAGGTCGCTGACGATCTTTACCGCGCGTCCTGCAACCTCCCATTTGGAGGGGTCGTTAACCCGAATCGGCTCGAAGGAAGGATTGAGCGCTTCGAGGGTGAAAGCCTTCGCTTTTCCGAAGGCCAGAGCGGCTTTGTAGCGCCGGCACATCCAGGCCTCGTCACCCTTAAGGCGTACCAGGATGAAGTCGCCAGGAGCAATGGCGCGGGCGGGATCGAACACCAGTATCGTGCCCGGCGGAAAGGAGCGCTCCGTGGGAGAAACCATGGAAAGGTCGCCCACCGTGAATTCGTGGGCAACGGCCCGAGGGCCAAGCCCATCCCTTTTCAGAACGGGGACGAAGTGGGCGGTCATAATATTAACGGAGCCATTTCCAAAAACATAGGCGGCCAATTCGTCGCCGGCTAAGACAGGAATATGACAAATCTCTAATGTTTTGCTACTGTTTGTCCCAGAATCTTGCGATAATTGGTTAACCGCCCCACGATCATCCGTATTAACCCCGATCTGCTTTTGGATGAAAATGAGATCTGGATTCTTGTTTTCTCCAGCCTCCATCGCCACCACGGCAGAGCGAAGTATATCGATATCTTCGCCGCCTCCGCTCGTCAGCCAGTCAGCCGTCACATCCAAAATATCGGAATAGGCCTGAAGCTTTTCGCCGCGCGCCATGGAGGCGCCCGCCCAATGCTTGTGGAAGCCAGCTTCGCTCAGCCCGACACGATCCCGAATCTTGCCGATCACATCCTTGGTCGTGAGTCCTCGCGCCCGCGCCGCGATCTTGAGGCGCAGTCCGAAAGCTTCCCGCTCATGTGGGCCTATGGTGGTGTCTTTTGGCATTGGAGCGATACTAGACGAGTTTGCAAAACGCCGCCATACGGGCCAAATCGGTTGAGCTGAGTGGAGTTTTGCTACACTTTAAGTGTTGACTGTAACTCTACTTTTGCTAGATGCTCGGTCCTATGACCGACATGACGCCCGCGCCCGGGCAGCGCTCAAAGCCCGCCACCTTTCTTGAGATCATGGACCTCTGGCCGACGACAGCGGATTTCGCCCGCGCGATGGATCAGCCGCGCATGCGCGTCTACAAATGGCGGGAGAACAAGCGGGTCGATCTCGTCCATTGGGCAGCCATCATCGCCGCCGTGGAGCGCGATCACGCCATCAGCCTCACGGTTGATGATCTCTATGCCATGGCGCTGGCGGTGCCCGATGGGCGCACCCGGCCGGATGAGGATGCCAGCCAGGACGCCGCGTGATGGCCTGCTGCCCCACATGCCATCAGGAGATCCCGCCCCTGCAGGTGTTCATCGACGTCACCCATCGGCGGGTGGTTCGCGGCGAGCGGTCCGCGAAGCTGACGCCGAGCGAGATAGAGATCCTCCGGATACTCATCAACATCTCGCCGAACATCGCCAGCACCGAGCGGCTGCTTCTCGCTCTCTATGACGGCAACGAGCCCGAGTGGGGAGAGAACGCGGTCAAGATTTTTATCAGCCGCATCCGCCGGAAGATCGCGGGCATGGGGTTGGATCTTCGGACCACTTATGGCATGGGCGGCGGCTATTCCCTGCATGCCGATCCCGAGACCATGCGCGCGGCAAAGCTCGCGACGCCACGGCGGGGAGCGGCGTGATGGCCGGCCCCGGTTGGACCTCTGAACGCGATGACATGCTGAGCGACTTGTGGGCGACTGGTCTCAGTTGCTCCATGATCGCTGACCGCATCAACCGCAGCTTCCCCGGATCGGCGCTGACACCCAATGCCATCATCGGCAGGGTGCATCGTCTCAAACTGGGAGCGCGCGAGAAATCAGTCTGCCGCGATGGCGCGACGCGAGGAAACCCGAACCACTATCCGCGCAAGCCGAAGGCGGCACCCAAACCCAAGGTCGAGCGCAAGTCGCCCGTCCTGCATGGCAAGCTCGCCCCGCGCGTGAAGGTCGAGGGCGAAGCGCCGCCGAAGCCGTCCAGCAGCCGCAACTCGCGCTTCTTCCTGCCGCCAGCCCCTCGCCCCGCTGTCGTCGAGGCCCAGCCGGAGCCGCCCGCGCCGCCGATGGTTCCGGAAGTTCCGGCCGCGCCGATCACCATCCTGGAACTCACCGCCACCTCCTGCCGCTGGCCGGTCGATCCGGTGGGCGAGCATGGCTGGCGGTTCTGCGGCAGGCAGCGCGATCCGAATGACCCGAAGCGCTGGTACTGCCCGGAGCATCGCGAGAGGAGCATCGGGCGCATCTACAGACGCGGGGCGGCGTGAGATGGATGCCCCCTCCGCCCGGCCATGGCCGCAATACGACGTCCGCGATCTGCCCGACGCCAACCGCATAGCGGAGCGCAAGCGCAGGCTTTCGGAAAACTGGAAGCATTGGCGAGGGCCGGACCAACACATGTGGCACCCGCTGGAAGATGCGCGGCTTGCGGCGCTGATCGCCATCGGCGCGCCCGCGCAACTCGCCTCGGCCATCCTCGGCAGGACGCAGACAAGCATCCAGCTGCATCGGCAGCGGCTGCGCTGGCCCCCTTTCAGCGGCAGGCCAACGGAGAAGGAACGGCGGACGTGGACCGGCGCGCGGCTGAAGAAGCTTGAGACCGCCATCGCCATCGACGGGCTGACGTTTGCCAAAGCCGCCGAACGGCTCGGCACGACGCGCAATGCCATAGCTGGTGCGATCTCCAATCACCTCCCCCATCTCCGCAAGTCCCCATCCTCCCCTCACGCCCCCGCTCTCCGGAGAGGCGATGACTGTGTGAGAAAGGTGGGGGGATGATGCTTCATGTCATCTCATTGGGCGCAGGTGTCCAGAGCACCACGATGGCGCTCATGGCTGCGCATGGCGAAATCACCCCGATGCCCGATTGCGCGATCTTTGCTGATACCGGGGCGGAGCCGAAGGCGGTTTACGACCATCTCGAATGGCTCATGTCGCCGAATGTGCTGCCTTTCCCCGTTCACATCGTTTCGGCCGGCAATCTGCGTGACGAGATCATCGCCGCATCCCAGGGCCACAATGGCAATTATGGGAGGCCGCCCTTCTTCGTCCGCAACAGACGCAATGGGCGCAAGGGCATGCTGCGGCGACAGTGCACCCAGGATTACAAGATAGACCCCATCCATCGCAAAGTTCGCGATCTGCTCGGTTTGAAACCTCGGCAGCGCTGGCCGAAGGTCGTCAGCGTTGAGCAGTGGATCGGCATTTCCAGCGACGAAGCGCAGCGCATGAAGAATGCGCGCGTCGCGACAATCCAGAACCGCTGGCCGCTGATCGAAAAGCGCATGAGCCGGCAACACTGCCTGCAATGGCTTGCCAGCCATGACTATCCCATGCCGCCAAAGAGTGCCTGCACTTTCTGCCCATATCGCAAGAACGCACTCTGGCGCCACCTCAAAGACACCGACCCGGCCGGCTGGAATGATGCCTGCGCTGTCGACCGCGCCATCCGGACAGACGGATATCGGCACATCGTCGGCGAGGCTTTTCTCCACCCAACGCTCAAGCCCTTGGATGAAGTCGATCTGAGCACCGATGAGGAGCGCGGACAGGGCAACTTCTGGGGCTTCGACCAGGAGTGCGAAGGGATGTGCGGAGTATGAAAGGCATCGCCTGCGCCTTCGAGGGCCGCCTGGGCCGTGACGCGGAACTCAAATCCACCCGCGCCGGCCGCGCCTTCCTGGTGTTCTCCGTCATCGTCGGGGAGGACGAGGAGGCCGTCTGGCTGAACGTTTCGGCCTGGTCCGATCATCTCACCGAGCTGGCCCCGAGTCTGACCAAGGGCGTCGAGGTCTACTGCGAGGGCCGCATGAAGCAGCGGCACTGGGAATCCGAGGGCGGGACGAAGTCCGGATGGCAGGTGTCCGCCGATGTCGTCCAGCCCAAGGGCCTCATCGGCCATCGCAAGCCCAAAGCCCCGCCAAGGGGGAAGAAGGCAAAGGTCGATCCACAGGCGCCGATGAACTTCGCCGATGGAACAGATGCCCGCCGTGGTGATGAAATCCCGTTCTGAAGAGGACCGCATGACAGATATCGACGCAATCCTTAACGAGCGCGGTCAGCGCTATGGGAAGTTCCTCCAACATGCCCAGATCGCTCAGCTGCTGAAGAACGTTATGACGGGCAACTTCGACGTCGTTGAGAAGATGCTGCAGTTGCCGGGTGCCGCCGGGCTATCGCAAGCGCTGGCTGAGAAGTGGGCCATCCTGGACAGCGATATGACCGAGAGCTTGGAGATGCAGATGCACAAGGTCGCTCGCATCCTCAACGGCGATCCTGATTACGCCGATAGCTGGGACGATATCGCTGGCTACGCCAAGCTCGTGGGCGACCGGCTCAAGGGCGACGCGAAGTAGCAGTTCTCCGAGTTCTCACAGGTGTCCGATGACAGAAACAGCCGAACTGCGCCCGCCATCGGACACTCCCCACCAGGTCATGACCCGGGACGCCGACCGTGACCGCGAGGCCGTCCTCGCCATGCTCCGCCTCGCCCACATCAAGCTGCGCATCATCCTCAACGAGGTCGAAGACATCGGCACCGAGCTGAAAGACGGACGCCTCACCCCGGTGGAAGCCATGCGCGCCTGCATGAGCGCCCGCATCGACACCCTGTTCCCGAGAGAGCCGGATGGCGCTTGATATGGCAGACCAGAAGACGCCCCGGGAATGGCTGGCCGAATGGATCGACCATATCGGCAAGCTGAAGGGCGAAGACACGCTCCGGATCGAAACCGAATGCCATGCCGCCGCGGAATCGCTGCTTGCCGATATCGCCGGCGGCAGACTGAGCGCGCGATCGACAGCGGCCGATATCGCCAAGGCTGCCGATCGCGCTGGGCTACCCGATGCTGCCGAGACCGTGTTCCCGCTGTTCGGCATGGAGCCGCCGAAGAAGCGCAGGCGCAAGGCCGCGATTGTGCCGGCCGCCGACGGCGAGTTCGAGCGCAGCGAAATCGGTCAGATCATAAAGTCGGAGCGCAACATCCTTCTGGCACTGCGCAAGTCAGCCGTCGCGCTGAGCTATGACGAGTTCGCCATGGAGTACCGCGTCGTCGGCCTCGATAGCTACGGCCCTGACCTTTCCAAGGCGGCGCGCGAGGAGCTGTTCCTGCTGATCCAGCGCGAATACCGCTTCAAGCCGAGTTGGGACGACTTCCGCATGGTGGTCGACAGCGCCGCCCGCCGCAATCGCTTCCATCCCGTAAAGGACTATCTGGACGGCTTGGAATGGGACGGCAACGAGCGTATCGAGGAATGGCTGATCGCCCATGCCGGCGCGCCGGACACGCCGTTCGTGCGCGCCGTCAGCCGCATCGTGCTGATCGCCGCCGTGCGCCGCATTCGCGAGCCGGGCTGCAAGTTCGATGAGATGCTGGTCCTGGAAAGCCCCGAGGGCCGCGACAAGTCCACGGCCTTCGCCGTGCTCGCCAGCGATGCGTGGTTCTCCGACGAAGCCCCGATCAACGCCGAAACGCGCAAGGTCATCGAAAGCCTGCGCGGCCGCTGGATCGTGGAATGCGCCGATCTCTCCGGCATGACGCGCGCCGAGATCGAGGACATGAAGGCGTTCCTGTCCCGCCGCGAGGATGCGGCCGCGCTGAAATACGATCCCGACACCACCAAGCGCAAGCGCTCCTGCATCTTCGTCGGCACGACCAACCGCAGCAATTATCTGATCTCCGACACCGGCAATCGCCGCTTCTGGCCGGTCAGCATCGAAGCCGTCAACATCGACACGCTGCGGCGGGACCGCGACCAGCTTTGGGCCGAAGCCGCCTACTGGGAAGCCAAGGGCGAGAGCATCCGGCTCGATCCCTCGCTCTATGCCGAAGCGCGCGCGGAGCAGGAAGCGCGCCGCATCGTCGATCCCTGGCGGGAAATCCTTGCCGACGTTCTCGGAGACGTCGAGGGCAAGCTCGCCTGCGAGGACGCCTGGCGCATCATCGACAAGCCCGTGGCGCAGCGCGGCCAGCATGACAACACCCGGCTCGGTTCGGCTCTGCGCGATCTCGGATGGGAGCGGAAGAAGCTCAGGGTGAAGGGACGCCCGACCTGGTGTTACGCGCGCGGCGTTCCCCCCCTATCGCAGGTCGAACTCTGGAAGGAGGGAAATCGGCTGGAGGCGAAAATGCGGCCCGATGACATCTTCGGTGAGGGTGAATAGCCCGTACCCCCTCACCGTACCTGCTCTTTGCACCCCCCAGGGGGTACGAAAAAACCGAGGAATTTCAATGGCACTGTACCCCGTACCCCCTAGTTACCCCTCTATTCTAAATAAAATAGAAAAAGAGAATAAAGAGAGAGTGCCGAAGATGCTGGAACAGAGATTTTCCCAACAATGCGAGATGGGGGGGAACGGGGGAACAGGGGGAACGGCATGACCATCACCCTCAGCCGCCGCCCCGGCCGCAGGCGCAAGCCTCTTCCCATCACCCTGGCGAACTGGGAAGGCCCGACACCCGAGCGCATCCGCCATGTCGAAGCCACCGGCACAACGCTGGTGATCGACGCCTATCGCACCGATGCCGGCGAGGAAACCCAGCTTCGCCGCATGCGCATCGTCTCGCCGCTGGAGAAGCTCTGGCATGCCGGCATTCTCGACAGCGGCCAGTATGGGGCAGCGCGCCGCTACCAGCGCGATGCCGATCTGGCTGCCGTGGTGGGGCCGGCGGCAACCGTCCGTTATGAGCCCCGCATGATCGAGGGCGGCAGCGACCGTTTCCTGCTGCCGATCGAGAAGGCCACGGACTATCTCGCCCGCCTGGCCGGGGCACAGCTTGCCTGCGGGCCGAAACGCCGCCGTGTGCTGGACTGGATCGCTGAGGAGCCATGCGGGGCGCGGGAGCAGGCCAGGGTCTGGTTTCCCGATGCCTCGGAGCTTTGGGCGCGGTCGTCGTTCAAGCGCCTGCTGCGCGCGACGTGCTCCATTCTGGAGGCGCATTACAAGCGCTGACTTGACAACGCAACATGGCTAGGGCAGCAATTAATGCAGGTGTGAGAATTGTTTGTGAGCCCCAGGACCTCCGTCCGTGGGGCTTTTTTGTTGGAGAACGTCATGGCCTCGCGCGCCTGCCGCTCCGGCGGCAAAAAGTCCGGCTCCAAGCCGCCGAAATCTCCGATGGGGAAGAAGGGCGGGAAGTGAGGCGCAAGCCTTACACCGAGATCGGCATTCGCCGCATGCCCTGCGTGAGATGCGGCGGCAAGGGTCGGTTTCAGTGGCAGATCTGCTCCGATGGCAACCAGTACCGCGTGTTGTGCGCGCCGTGCGATGTGGCGCTGAACGAGATGGTGATGCGCTGGGTGTGGGGCGATAGCCGCGAAGCTGACCTGCGGCGCTATCGCGATGAGAAGCTTGCGGCATGACTGGGCGGCCGAGCCTTTACACCGACGAGATCGCCGCAGAAATCTGCCGGCGCATCTCCGAGGGCGAGACGCTCAAGCAGATCTGCCGTGACGAGCACATGCCAGATAGCCGCACGGTTCGCGGCTGGGTGCTGGAGGATCGCGAGGGCTTTTCCCCCCGCTATGCGCGGGCGCGCGACATGCAGCTTGAGGCCTGGGCCGAGGAGATCACCGAGATCGCCGAGGACGGCTCGAACGACTGGATGGAGCGGGAGACCAAATCGGGCCGCGTCATCAAAGTCGTCAACGAAGAGGCCGTGCAGCGCTCGCGTCTGCGCATCGACAGCCGGCGCTGGCTGCTCTCCAAGCTAAAACCCGAGCGCTATGGCGACAAGCTGGAGCTGTCCGGCAAGCTCGACATGAACAGCAAGACGGATGAACAGCTCGACGCCCGCATCGCTCAACTCCTCGGAAAAACAGGAGCTGATCGCGCTTCTGGAGGAGAGGGAACGCCGGAAGAGGCGGCGTAAGCTATTCGAGGTCTATCCCGATACCGGCCCGCTGAGGCGCGGCCTCTACCCGAAGCACCTGCAGTTCTTCGCCGCCGGCACCGAGCACCAGGAGCGCGCGGCGGTCGCGGCGAACCGCGTCGGCAAGAGCTTCGGCCTTGGGGGCTTCGAGACCGCGCTGCATCTGACTGGGCTCTATCCGCAGTGGTGGCCAGGCCGGCGCTTCGATCACCCGGTCGATGTCTGGGCGGCGGGCGATACCTCGGAGACGACGCGCGATATCCCGCAGCTCATCCTGATGGGCGCGCCGGGGGAATATGGCACCGGGCTCATCCCGGGCGACAAGATCGCGGGCAATCCGACGCATCGTGCCGGCGTCGCCCAGGCCGTCGATACGGTGCGCATCGCCCATGCCAGCGGCGGCATGAGCATGCTGGGCTTCAAGAGCTATGACCAGGGCCGGAAGAAATTCCAGGGCACGGCGAAGCACCTGATCTGGCTGGATGAGGAGCCGCCGGAGGATGTCTACTCAGAATGCATGGCGCGGCTGATGACCACGAACGGCATGATGATCTGCACCTTTACGCCCCTGGAAGGGCTGAGCAACGTGGTGCTGAAATATATGCCCGAGATGGCGCCGACGGTGAGCAATGAGCCGCTTCTGCGTCCAGATAGGCTGGGCTGACGTGCCCCATCTGTCGAAGAAGCAGCAGGACGAGCTTCTCGAAGCTTTCCCGCTGCATGAGCGCGAGGCCCGCGCCAAGGGCGTGCCCATGCTCGGCTCCGGGCGCATCTACCCGGTGGACGAGAAGCAGCTGCTGATCGATCCTTTCCCGATCCCGAGCTATTGGCCGCGCGCCTATGGGCTGGACGTGGGCTGGAAATGCACGGCCGGTATTTGGGGTGCTTGGGACCGCGATAACGACGTCGTCTACCTCACGTCGGAGCACTACCAGGGCCAGCAGCCTCCGCAGGTCCACGCTGACGCCATCAAGAAGCGTGGCGACTGGATCACTGGCGCTATCGACCCATCGGCGCACGGCGTGATCAACCACAAGGACGGCGAGAACCTCGTCCAGGAATATCGCGACTTGGAGCTGAACCTGGTCAATGCGGACAACAGCGTCGAAGCGGGCATCATGGCCTGCTATCGCCGCATGTCGTCGGGCAGGCTGAAGGTGTTCACGACGCTGCCGAACTGGCTGCGCGAGTATCGCATCTACCGGCGCGATGAGAACGGCAAGGTGGTGAAAGAGAACGACCATGCCATGGACGCCACGCGCTATCTGATCATGACGGGAATGCAGCATGCGGCCACGCCGCCCCAGGACGAGGAAGACAGCCCCTGGGAGCGCAATCGCGGCCGTAGCATGGAAACGGGGTATTGATGGCCATCACTGACGTGATCCCAGCGGACGAGGAAGAGCTTCCCGCCGCCGGCGAAGCCACGCCCGAAGAAGAGCCCTCGCCCCTCGATAAGCTGCGCGCCTGGGCCGAGATGCCCAACATCGCCGATCAGCTCTCCGAGGACGTGCTCAGCGAACTCGGCGCCCGCGTCATCGCCGAATTCCAGATCGACGACGACTCCCGCTCGGACTGGAAGACCGAAGCCAAGATGGCCATGGACGCCATCCTGCAGAAGGCCGAGCCCAAGAACTATCCGTTCGAGGGCGCCTCGAACATCAAGTTCCCGGTGCTCACCGAAGCCGTGCTGCAGTTCGGCGCCCGCACCTATCCCGCCGTCGTGCCGGGCGACAAGGTGGTCAAGTCCAAGATCGTCGGCCCCGACCCCTACGGCCTGAAGCAGGCCAGGGGCGAGCGCGTCTCGACGCATATGTCCTACCAGCTCCTCAAGCAGATGGATGGCTGGGAATCGGACATGGACACCATGGTCCATCAGATGCCGGGCGTGGGCCATGCCTTCAAGAAGACCTATCGCGACGGGCGCGGCAAGGTGTGCTCGGTGATGCGTCCGGCCATGAACGTCGTCGTGCACCAGGGCACGCGCGATCTGAAGACGGTGCCCCGCATCACCGACATCATCGACGATCTCTATCCGTACCAGATCGACAGCCGCATCCGCTCCGGCATCTTCATCAAGTTCGACTATGGCGCGGCGAACCCCGGCCAGACCCGCGCCGACGGCACGGCGAGCGGCTCGGCGGGCGACATCGATGCACCCCACATCTTCCTGGAGCAGCATCGCTACGAAGACCTTGACGGCGACGAGCTGCGCGAGCCCTGGATCATCACGGTGCACAAGGACACCGGCAAAGTGGTCCGCGTGGTCGCCGGCTTCGACATCGAGAAGGCCGAGGTTGCCGAGGACGGCACGATCATCGACCTGCCGCGCGAGAACTATTTCACCGGCTTCCCGTTCCTGCCCGATCCCAATGGCGGCTATTATGGCATCGGCTTCGGCCGGCTGCTGCGCGCCATCGGCGAGGGCGTGAACACTGCTCTCAATCAGATCATCGACGCCGCTCATTTGCAGAATGCCGGCGGCGGCTTCATCGGCTCCGGGCTAAACGTCAAGAAATCCACCCAGCGCGTGGAGATGAACAAGTGGACCAACGTCCCCGTCGCGGGGATGAAGATCCGCGAGGCCATCGTCCCGCATGATTTCCGGGGACCGAGCCCGGTGCTGTTCCAAGTGCTCGGCCTGCTGCTGGAGGCGGCCAAGGGCATCGCTTCGGTGCAGGATGTGATGACCGGCGAGGCCAAGGCGCAGACCATGCAGCCGACCACGCTGCTGGCCCTGATCGAACAGGGGCTGAAGGTCTACACCTCGATCATCAAGCGGTTGTTCCGCCAGCTTGCCGTGGAGTTCGCGCGTATCTTCGAGCTGAACAAGCGCTACCCGGACGAGGAGGAATACGCTGAAGTCATCGACTGGGAGCCGCCGCAATCGCTCGTCGCGGCGATGCAGCAGTTCCAGCAGGCGCAGCAGCAATATCCGCAGATGGTGGAGCAGGCGCTCGCCCAGGGCCAGCAGCCGCCGCCGGAGCCGCAGCCGCCATTCCCGCCGCAGGTGGCGCAGCATCTGCAGCAGCCCACCATGCAGGGCGATTACGACACTCTGAACTGCGATATCGTGCCGGTGGCCGATCCGAGCCAGGTCACGGACATGCAGAAGATGGCCAAGGCCCAGCTGATCCGGGAGACGGCGGTCGAGGCCCCGCAGGTTATCGACCCCGCCGCAGCCTATCGCCGCGTCTATCAGGCCGCGCAGATCGAGGACATCGACCAGCTCATCAAGCCGCAGTCCGGCCCCGATCCGATGATGCTGGCGAATGCCGAGGCCGAGGTTCAAAAGAAGAGGGCCGGGGCGATGAAGGATCTCGCGCTTGCCGACAAGGCGGCCGTCGAGACCGAAGAGATCGCCCAGCGCACCGCCGTCAGCCATGCCCAGGTCGCATCGGGCCAGATGGACAATGACGCCGCGCTGACGGCCGAGACCACACGGCTTCAGAACAACAAGTCCGAACGCGAGATGGCGCTCAAAGAACGGCAGCAAGAGAGCGCCGAGAAGCAGGCGAAGGCACAGGCGCGGGGTGAAGCAGCATGATCAAGCCCACCCCCGAACAATTCGAGGAATGGCGCTCCCATCCCGTCACGCAATGGCTGCTGGATAAGTTCCTCGTCGCCGAGATGCTGCGCACCCGCGAAGCCTTCCAGGACAGAGCCTGGGAGGGCCAGATCGATGCCGTCACCCATGCCACGCACCGCGAGCGCTGCGACACGCTGGAATGGATCTGCGGCCTCGACATTGAGACCATCGAAGAGACCCTGGAGAAGCAGGAATGAGTGAGACAGGCGGAAGCATCTATATCGGCTTCAAGGATGGCCAGATCGTCGAGCAGACGAAGGAAGAGAATGAGGCTTATGCCCGTTCGCTAGGGGCCATCATGCCGGAGAGCGACGCCAATGTGGCGGGCGAGGAGATCGTCCGCATCAACGATAGCGGCATCATCCCGACCGAGTTCAAGGTCCTGGTGCTGCCCGACGAGAGCGAGACCGAGCTGCGCGCCAAACGCGCTGGCATCGTCGTCCCGCAGGATGCCGCCGATCATTACCGTCACGCCGCCGTCACCGGGCGCATCGTCGCGCTGTCGCCGGCCGCGTTCAGTTATCACGACTGGCCTGAGGATGTTCGCCTGCCCGTCGTCGGCGACCGCGTCGTCTATGCCCGCTATGCCGGCATGCGCGTCCCGGGGCGGCCGGTGACGAACGCCAAGGGCCATCCGGAGGTCACGGAATATCGCCTGCTGAACGACAAGGATATCGCCGGGATCCTGGAGTTCTGAGCCATGTGGGAAACCATCCTGCAGCAGATCGGCGGCTTCGCGCTCGGCTATTGGGGCGTAAGCTTCATCTTCTGGTTTAAGGGTGAGGTCGATCGCAAGCATGCTGCTGCGAACCAGCCGGAGCCCGTTGCTGCGCCCGCGCCGCCAGCCGAACCCATCACCGACGACGAGTTCGCCACAGTCCATGGCTGGGCGCGGCTGAACCCCTGGTATATCGAAGACGGCGAGCTGAACCAGGAAGCCCAGGGCATCCATCTGGCGCTGCAGAAGCGTGAGCCGCATCTCAGCCTGGAGGCCAATCTCGGCGCCGTGACGGCGGCCATCATCGGCGCCACCCCGAGATCGTCCCGACGCGGCAGTGACTTGCAAAGTCGCGCTGAGACGCATAGGTAAGCATCGGCCAGTCCGGGGCGTCATACCGGACACGAATTCATAGGCTCACTTCCGCGCCGCATTAGGCTCACTTTGGGCGCGGATTAGCGTCACATACGCACCGCTTTAGCGTCACAATCGCTCACAGAGGACACCCGGCTCAGGCCGGGTTTTTTTATTGCCCATGCACGTTGATGACGTGGCCGAAGAGGCCGAGACCGAGGCTGTAGAAGCCGAAACGGACGGTGAGGGCGAGGCCCCATCGCATGAGGATGAAGCCCGCAAGCAGGGCTGGGTGCCCCGGAAAGAGTTCCGCGGCGATCCCGATGACTGGACGCCCGCAGAGGAATATCTGCGCATGGGCGACCCGAAATATTTGCGCAAGCTGGCGCGTGAGCAGAAGAAGGAAATCCGCAAGCTGGCGCAGGCCCGCGAGCAGGATGCCGCCTCCTTCGCCGAACGCCTCGACCGCATGGAGTCGATGAGCAAGGCCCAGCGCGCCAAGCTCTATGGCGATATCGAAGCCGCTCGCCGCCAAGCCGTTGCCGAGGGCAACACCGAGGAATACGACCGGCTCAACAAGGTCGAAGCCGACCTGTACAGCCAGGAGCAGGCGGCGGGAAAGCCCACCGCGAAGAAAGCCGAGAAGGCCGAGAAGCAGCCGGACGAACCCCACCCCGACGTCGAAGAGTGGGTGCAGGAAAATCAGTGGTTCATCAATGATGAGGAACTGAATTTCGCGGCGCAGGGTATCGAGCGGCGCATCAGCAAGGCCAAGCCTGGGCTGAGTGTTTCCGAGGTTCTCGCCGAGGTCAAGAAAGAGGTGGTGAAGCGCTACCCGGAAAAGTTCGGGAAGAGCGCAGCGCCGAAGGGCAATGGAGCCGCAGCCGTCGAGAGTGGCGGGCGCATGGCCTCAAGCCCCAAGGGCAAGGGCAAGGGCTTTTCAGACATCCCCGCTGAGGAGCGGAAGATCATCGCGAGGCATATCGAGGAAGGCCTCTACAAGGACCAGGCCGATGCGGCCAAGGCATATTGGAGCTGAGCATGGCCGAACCCGCAAAGACGAGACCCGTGCGCGAGAACCGCGCCGAGCAGGTTGCCGGCGAGCGCCGCCGCCGCAAGGACATGAGCGTCAACGCGCATCTGCGCTTCTCCATCCCCGATCATCTGAGGGATGACAAGCGCTACCGCTATCACTGGCTGGTAGACCGGCCGGGGCGCATCGAGCAGAAGACCAAATACGACGACTGGGATTTCGTCGAGGAAGCCGAGCTGGCTGCCGATGGGCGCCAGACCGGGGCGGGCACGCGCATCGAGCGTCATGCCGGCGTCGATCAGTACGGCAATCCCCAGCGCGCTTATCTGGTGCGCAAGCTGAGAGAATATGACGAGGCCGATAAAGCGGCCGCCCAGCGCAAGCTGGATCAACGCATGGCCGCGATCAAGCGCGGCAAGACGCCGGGAGAGACCGGCCAGGCGATCCACGAAGACGGCAGCTATGTGCCGAGCAGCGGGATCACCATCCAGGAAAACTACACCCCTTAAGGCCTCAGTCTGCCGGCATCCGCCACCCTGAGCCCTTCCTCAAGGACAATTCGACATGCCTAACAGCAACTCGCCGTTCGGGCTGAAGCCCGTTCGGCATCTGCTCGGCTTGCCGCTCAACGGGGCGGTTGTGCCGATGCTGGCGCCTTCTGGCTATGCCACGGCGCTGTTTATTGGCGATCCCGTCATCAAGATCGCGGCCGGTTCGAATACCGCGGCGATCAAGCGTCCGGGCGTCGGTGAATTCGCCGTCGGCACGCTGCCGCAGATCAACAAGGCGACGGCCGGTGCCACCAACCGCATCACCGGCGTCATCGTCGCCTTTGCAGCCAATCCGGACGCTCTCGGCACCATCCATGGGCCAGCCTCCACCGACCGCATCTGCTTCGTCAACGTCGATCCCTACGTCGTCTGGGAAGTCCAGGCGGACGGCGCGATTCCGGCGGCCGACATGGGGCTGAACGCCAATCTCATCTTCACCCAGTCCGGATCGACCGTCACGGGCCTTTCCGGCGTGGAGCTGAACTCAGCCACTCAGGCGGCGGACGCCACCTTCCAGCTGATCATTCAGCGCGCGGTCAACCGCGTCGACAACGACACCACCCTCACGCGAGCCAAGGTCGAGGTGCTGATCAATCTGCACACCGAGCGCGGCATCTCGTCCGGCCTCGGCATCTAAGGGAGATTTCCAATGCCTGGAGTTATCACGACCGGCAATCACCCGAAGGCGCTCTGGGAAGGCATCCAGCGCTGGTGGGGCCGTGAATATGGACGCCACCCCAAGTTTCATACCGAGATGTTCGAGATGAAGGGGTCGCAGAAATCCTATGAAGAGGATGTGGAGCTGACCGGCTTCGGGCTCGCGCCCGTGAAGCCGGAAGGCGACGGCATCTCCTTCGACTCGGAAAGCCAGGGCGGCGTCACGCGCTATACGCACGTCGCCTATGCGCTCGGCTATATCTGCACCTATGAAGAGCTGAAAGACGGTCTGTACGAGGTTGTCTCGCGCCGCCGGTCCACGGCCCTCGCCTTCTCCATGGAGACCACGCGCCAGATCGTCGCCGCGAACTTCTTCAATCGCGGCTTCAACAGCTCGTATACCTTCGGTGACGGCAAGGAAGCCTTCGCCACCGACCATCCGACCATGGACGGCACGCAGTCCAATGAGCTGAACCCGTCCGCGGATTTCAGCGAGGCCTCGCTCGAAGACCTTCTCATCCAGATCATGGATGCGAAGAACTCCCGCGGCCTCAATATCGCGCTGCGCCCCACCGACTTGGCTATCCCGAACAACCTCATGTTCGAGGCCATCCGGGTGCTGAAGTCGGAGTTCCAGAACGACACCGCCAACAATGCGGTGAACGCGGTGCGCACCGCCGGCCTGCTCGGCAAGGCGCCGATCGTCAATCCGTACTTTACGGATCCGGATGCCTGGTTCGTGCGCACCAACTGCCCCGCGGGCTGGACGTTCATCAACCGTGAGGACACGTCCTTCGATCAGGACAACGAGTTCAACACGAAGAACGCCAAGGCTGCCAGCTACATGCGGTTCAGTGTCGGCCACACCGACTTCCGCGGCGGCTACGCTTCGGCGGGCGCGTAAGACTTCGGGGCGGTCTTCGGGCCGCCCCGCCTCCATCTCAACCATCACCTTCCTCAACCGGACCGCTCAGCGGTGATACGGGAGATTTTCCATGCCCATTTCAAACTATCCGAACGGTTTCCCCGACGGCGTCAGCATCCGCGGCGTTCCCATCATCCAGACGCACCCCGGCAAGGTGTTCTGGGTCTCGAACGTTACGACCGGCCTGCTGCCGGGCCAGAAGGGCGGCTCCGACGCCAATAAGGGCACGTTCAACGCCCCTTTCTCGACCCTCGCGGGCGCGCTCGCCCAGTGCGTGGCAAACCGCGGCGACGTGGTGCTGATCAAGCCGGGCCATGCCGAGACAATCACCTCCGCGACCGCGCTGCTGTTCAATGTCGCCGGCGTGGCCATCATCGGCCTTGGCATCGGGACCAATCGCCCGACATTCACCTTCACGACCGCGAACACGGCCAAGATCCCGGTTTCCGCAGCGAACATCTCCGTTCAGAACTGCATCTTCGTCGGCAATTTCCTCTCCATTGCGACGTGCTTCCTTCTGACCACGGCGCCGGACTTCACCGTTGACCGCTGCGCGTTCCGCGACACCAGCGCCATTCTCGGCTTCCTGTCGATCGTCACGACGACGGTTTCCGTCAATGCCGACGGCTTGACCTTCACCAACAATGAGGTTCAGTCCGACGCGACCACTACGCCTGGCCCCACGATCGTCATTGCCGGCACGATCGACCGCCTCACCATCGTGGGCAACACCATCACGCATTCCACGATCTCGAATAACGTGGCGGCGCTTCTCGCCCATGGGGCGCTGGTCGTTTCGCATCTGCTCTGCACCGACAACACCGTGTATTCGGTCAACACCGATACGGCGACGGGCGGCTTGCTGATCACGACTTCCGCCACCACGGGGTCGGGGATCGTCGCCCGCAATCGGGTGCGGGCGCTGGACACTGCTGCTGCAATTCTCGTCACCGTGACAGCCGTGCAGTACGGCATGTTCGACAACACCTATTGCGACAGCGGCACGTTCACCTCCGCTTACCTGCTGCCCGCCGTCGGCGCCGACTAAGGGTAAGCCGCTATGGCCAACACCATCACCAAAACCACGCTTAACGATGGGCCGCGCAATCTCATCATGCTCGTGTCCATCCTCGGCGATGGTTCAGGCGACGAAACCAACACGCTGCTCGTCGACAGGTCGCTTTTCGTGCCCACCGATGGGCTGGAACTCGTCGTCGAGAGGATAGAGGGGGCTCAAGGTGATTTTCAGATCACCTTGAGCTTCGATGCCACGACTGATCTGGTTCTGGCCCGCCTGCCGAACCTCACTTGGTATGACCACGACTGGCGCGAGTTCGGCGGTTTGTCTTCCAACAAAGCCGGGGCCGGGTCGATCGGCGATATCCTGCTGACGACAAGCGGCCTCGGCTCGGGTGAGGTCGGCACGTTCTGCCTGCAGATGCGCAAGACCTGATGCCCATCCGCAATACCTTCCGCTCTGGCGACTGGCTCTACGAGTGCCAGCGCTGCGGCTTCACGAAATATGCCTCGGAGATCAAGTTGGAGTGGACGGGCCTGCGTGTCTGTTCCTCCTGCTGGGAGCCCAGGCACCCCCAGGAATTCGTGCGCGGCAAGACGGATGACCAGACCGTGCCCTATGCCAATCCGGCGGGCGATCCGGTGTTCCTGCTGCCCAACGAGGTCAGCTACGACGGCGTCCTGGTGCTCGCCGAGGGCGGCGACAGCGTAGTTTCCCCGGACGGCTCTCCCGTGTTGTCGGAGTTCTGAGATGGCGCTGTCCGGTTCGGCCGATTTCTCCCTCAACGCCCGCGAGCTGATCACCAAGACGCTGCGCAAGCTGAATGTGCTGGGTCTGACCCAGGCACTGGATGCCGACGAAGCCGAAGACTGCCGCGTCGAGTTGAACATGATGCTCAAGGGCTGGCAGCGTTCGGGCCCGCATCTGTGGAAGAAGACCGAGGGCAGCGTCACGCTGACGAACGCCACGGCCTCCTACGATCTCACGGCCACGCTCAATCCTCTGCGCATCCTGTCCATGCGCTATCGCGACACCGCCGCGCGCGATCTGCCCATGCGGCTGTTCACGCGGGAGGATTATTTCGATCTGCCGCTGAAGACGTCTTCCGGCATCCCGACCCAGTATTATTTCGATCCCCAGCGCGGGGCACCCACGCTCTATGTCTGGCCGGTGAAGGCGACCATCACCACGGAAACCCTGCGCGTCACCTACCAGAAGCGCCTCGACGATATCGACGACCTCTCCAACGACATCGACATCCCGCAGGAGCACTTCGATGTGCTGGAATATGCCTTCGCCGAGCGGCTGCTCGACGAATACGGCATCGAGGGCGAGGTTGCCCAGCGCATCATGCTGCGCTCGCAGGCGCTCTTGCAGTCCGCCATGGACTGGGAGCGCGAGGACGACACCCTGTATCAGACGGACCGCCGCTGATGCCCCCGCTGCCGCTGGTGCTGCCGGCCTCATCGACCATCGGCCGTGACGGCCAGGTCGCCAATGCCCGGCTGATCAACGGCTATCCGGAAGTGTCCGGCGACGATGGCAAATCGCAGTTCGCGCTCTACGGCGCGCCCGGACTGACGCGCTGGGATAGCGCCTCATATGCCGGGGCCGAGCGCGGCATGATCGAGCTGTCGGCGAACGAGCTGATCGCGGTGCTGGGCAATCAGATCGTGTCCTATGATGCCGTCGGCGCGGACACGCTGCTGACCAACATCGTCGGCTCCGGCCGGGTGATCATGGCGCGCAACCGGGCCTCCCCGCCGCAGATCGGCATCGTCACCTCTGCCGGGCAGTACTACGTGCTGGAGGCCGGAGTTCTCACCCTCAATGCCGATACCGATCTGCCGGCCCCCAACAGCATCGACTATCTGAAAGGCAAGTTCCTCTACGGCATCCCGGACGGGCGCATCTTCGCCTCCGCCACCGATGACGGCACCTCGATCAGCGCGCTTGCCTTCGATGTCGCGGATAGCAATGCAGACGGTCTCGTCCGCGTGTTCGTTAATGCCGGCTTCCTCTATGCATATGGCCCGAAATCGCTGGAGATCTGGCAGGCCGATCCCTCGCTCGCCGGGCAGCCTTTCCCGTTCTCACCCGTGCAGCAGGACATCGAATATGGGCTGAGCGGCGCGCACACCGTCGCCAAATTCGAGAAGGCGCTGATCTGGGTGGATCAGAACAACATCGTCCGTTACGGCCGCGACGGCTCGGCGGAGCGGGCCTCGACCCATGCCGTGGAGCGCTCGATCGAGGCGCTGACCGCGACGCAGAAAGCCGAGATGGTCGGCTCGGTCCACGCTTGGCAGGGCCATGAGACCTATACGCTGAAGGGCGCGAACTTCACCTGGTGCCTGGACCTGCCGCTCGCCAAGAAAAGCGGCTTCGAGAAGGCATGGTACGAGCGCGAATCCTACGGCCTCGACCATTGGCGGGTGAATTCCTCCATCTTGTTCGCCGGGAAATACATCCTGGGCGATGAGGACGACGGCAAGCTCTATAGCCTCGACCCGGCTGCGCAGACCGAGAACGGCGCCGATCATGTGCTGGAGATCCATTGCCCGCATTCGCACCGCTTCCCGGAACGGATGATCGTGGATGGCATCGAGATCGATCTGGTCTCCGGCGTCGGGCTGAACACCACGGACGACTGGAACGCCGATCCTGAGATCATGGTGGATTTCTCCGAGGATGGCGGCAAGACGTTCCAGTGCGAGCGCCGGGCCAAGATCGGGCGCCAGGGCGAATACCGGCAGACGGTGCGGCTCAATCGCTGGGGGCGCTGCACGAAGAAGGGGCGCATCTGGCGCATTCGGGCGTCAGCGGCCGTGCTGAAGGCGATCAACAGCGCTTCCGTGCATGCGAGGCCGACGCGGTAATGGCGCGCCTTCCTGACCGCGAATTGCCCGTCGTCGACAAGGCGACGGCGAAGATGGTGCTCGAATGGTTCGCCGCGCTCAGGCAGATCGTGAACGAGTTGCCGGCGGTTCGGGTCTTTGCGGGCGAGGGCGCGCCGACGCTCAGCGCGGCGAAGGGCTCGCTCTATAGCCGCCTCGATGGTTCGACGACCAACGACCGCCTCTACATCAACACCGATGGTGGCACCACGTGGACCGCCGTCATCACGGCAGCATGAGCTGAGATCCCATGGCAACCAGAACGCTTACCGATACCGCGACGGTTTCGTGGGATGAGGCCACGGCTGGCCAAGTCAAGGCAAATGTCGTCGATGGCTCTATCGCCACCGACAAGTTGGCTGATGACGCGACCACCAATGATAAACTGGCCGAAATGGTGCAGGCGACCATCAAAGGTCGCGCGGCGGCGGCTGGGACTGGCAATCCGACTGACCTGACCGCTGCCCAGGTCGCCGCCATTCTCGGCTTCGGCGTGGGGTCAGGTAACGGGTTCATCGACCTCACGGAGATCGCCGCGCCCTCGAGCCCGGCATCAAATGTCGCGCGCGCCTATGCTGCCGATGATGGCGCAGGCGTCACCACGCTCGCGATGAAGGATGCGGCCGGCAACGTCGTACCGCTGTCACATTTCCTGCAGGCGGGGACTGGAGCCACGACGCGCACACAGCACGGCAAGTTGCGCGACATCCTCAGCGTGAAGGATTTCGGCGCTGTCGGCGACAACAACGGCACGCCCGGCAATGGCACGGACGACAGGGCCGCATTCAATGCCGCTTTTACTTATGCCGCCACCGTCGGTGCTCGGGTGCATATACCGGCGGGCAAGTATCGGATTTCCAACAGCATTTTTCTCACCGAGAACGCCGATGCATCATACTTCGACCCGAGAGCCTCAATCGTAGGCGATGGCGCCCGCTCCACCTATCTCGTGTTCGACAATGGCAGTTTCGACGGCCTCACTGTTACTGGCACGAGCGCCAACAACTTCACTGCTGTCTCCGGGGCATCGCTCGAAGGCTTCACACTCTACAAGACGGACGGCGCAGGCCGTGGCCTTGTTCTCATCGATCATGCGCATATCCGCACTGAGGATGTTTCCGCCGTCGCGTGGGAATATGGCGGCTATTGCGGGGACGTTCAGGAAAGCCTGTTTGAGAACACAAACTTCTACTTCAACCTTTACGGCTTTCGCTCCGCACATGAAAACCTCACGCGACCGAACGTGCTCACCTTCATCGGCTGCACGATCGGCAACAGCCAGAACTGGGGTCTCGATGTCGAAAACGCCGCATCCCTGAATTACTACGGCGGCAGCATCGAATCGAATGGCGAGCTGGGAGCGGATTCAACTAAGTTTGGCGTGCGCGTCTTTTGGGATGAGTCGACTGACCCCGAAGGCAACCAGGCCGCGCTTTTCAGCGGCGTCTATTTCGAGCGCAACGCTGGCAAGGGCGACATCTACATCACGAATTCGTCCGCCTCGCCGCAGACCTATGCCGTTGTGGGTTGCAACTTCAACCGCGGCGAGGTGGGGTCGGGGACCGGGCTGTTCGGCACGAACTGCGTTCAGATCGAAACCTCGGGCGGCACCAAGAACACCCTATCGTTGATCGGCAACGGCTTTGGCGGTTTGCCGCGTTCTGGCGGGACGCCGTATGTCCCGAACGCCGCGCGACCCTATATCGGCATCGTCAATCCAACCCAGCCGCTTGCAATCGTGGATGTCGGAAACCGCTATACCGACAGCGTCGAAACTCCGGTGTGGAGCACGGGGGGCGGCATCAGCGTCGTGCGAACCGAGAGTGTTGCCGAAGCTCAGCACCTCATGTCGAACAATGCCGACGCCAACCCCGGACCATATAGCGTCCTGTTCAGGGATAGTGCGTCTCCCGCCGCTACGGATTTCGGCGGCGTGGTCGCCTTCGATTTTAGGAACAGCGCCGCCGCAAAGTTTCGCGGCGCCCAGATCGCCGCACGGATTATCGATCCGACATCCACCAGCGAAGACATCGAGACGGTTTTCTTCAACTATGTGGCTGGCACGCCTACCCAATCTATGGGCGTTGCGAACGGTTTAGCTGTCGGCAACGCGACCTATGACGGCACGGGGACCATTAAGGCCGAGAGTTCCATTAAGTCCGCAAGTGCAACGGCGGGCGTTGGATACGCAACAGGCGCCGGCGGCACGGTCACCCAGGCGACGAACAAAACGACCGGCGTCACGCTGAATAAGGTCTGCGGCCAGATCACGATGGCTGCGGGCACGATCAACGCCGGAGCTGAGGCAACCTTCGCCGTGACGAACAGCGCGGTAGGGACCACAGATTGCGTCGTTGTCAATCATGACTCCGTGGGCACGTCGGGCGCCTACGGAGTATTCGCGCATAACATCGGCGCGGGATCGTTCAGCATCACCGTCACCAACCTGTCGGCAGGGAATCTCGACGAACAGATCGTGCTCAACTTCGCGGTGATCAAGGCTGTGACGTCGTAATCTTGTGACCGTAAAGCTTCGGGTTCGCCGCTCTAGGATGAGTGTGGATAGCATCCTCAATTTTCATCCGTTGCCGCTTCGCCTCCCAAGCGGCAACCGTAACGGCGAAAGCATAGAGTGCGGCGCCACAGAACAGTCCGACAAAGAAACCTCCGAAAGCCACATAGAAAACCAGCATTTCGTTTGCCCTCAATATCGAGATGCGAAGTATCTCCATGAATAAAGTGAATAGCTGGAGCTGAGTGCGGCGTCCATGACCAAAATTACAGATTTCGCCGCAATCCAGCAACAATCATGACGCATTCGGCAACGCCGCCGTCCTTATGATCCGTCCCGCCACGCGCGCCGATATCCCGGACATCGTGGACCTCGGCGTGAGGCATTTGCGGGACAGCCATTACGCCGAGTTCGTCGAGCCTGACCGCGCCCATATGGCGGCCTTCGCGCGCATGCTGATCGAGGCGCCCTGCGCCCTGCTGCTGGTCGCGGAGAAGGATGGCCGCCTCATCGGAACCATCGGCATGATGGCGACGCCGCATCCGTATTCCGGCCAGTCGGTCCTGTCGGAGATGTTCTGGTATGTCGCCCCGGAAGCGCGGGGGAGCGGCGTCCGTCTCTTGAAAGCCGTTGAGGCCTGGGGCCGCGAGATCGGCGCCCGTCATATCATCATGATTGCCCCGGACAGCCGGGTTTCCTCGTTCTTCCAGCGCCTGGGCTACGCCCGCCTGGAGGAGCAGTTCATCAAGGCTCTGTAGGGAATCTCCATCCATGGCTATCGGGACGACGGCGGCCATCATCGGCGCGTCGGTGATCGGCGCCGGGGCGCAGATGTATGGCGCCAGCAAAGCCGCCAAGGGCGCGAAGGCGGCGGCCAATGTGCAGGCCAAGCAGTATGCCGAAACCAAGGCGATGCTGTCGCCCTATACCAGCGCGGGCGAATCGGCCCTTGGCAAATACAACACCGCCGTCGGTCTCAATGGCCGCGAACAGCAGCAGCAGTTCTATGACGAGTTCGAGCACGATCCCGGCTGGGAAGCGGCGAACAAGGCCGGGGCGGATACCGTCGATGACCGCTACCGGCTGTCCGGGTCATCGGGCGGGAACGTGCGCGCCGCGCTCTACGATTACGGCCAGCGCAATATGCTCTCAGCCTACAACACGCGGCTGTCTCAGCTTGGCGGTCTTGTCGATACCGGCCGCTCGGCGGCGTCATCCCTTGCCGGCTATGGCCAGCAATCGGCGCAGGCTCAGGGCAATCTGCTCTCCAATGCCGGCATGCTGCAGGGCCAGGGCATCACCGGGGCGGGCAATGCGATCGCCGGGGGTCTCGGCAACCTCGCCAACTACAACATGTACCAACAGGGCATGAATGCCGGATACACGCCCGGCACACTGGCGAATGGTGGCTGGTCCACGACCACAGTCAACAACGCGAACAGGTATTTCGGCTGAGGAGCACCCCATGGCAGGACTTCTCGAACCCTACATCCCCGATAGCTCGAAATGGTTCCAGTCCGCGAGCCAGGGCTATGCGTTGGGCGATGCGATGCGCAACCGCGATGTGTCGGTGAATGCCGGCGCACTCGCGTCGCAGGGCAATCTGAAGGGCGCTCGCAATGCGCTCTATGCCGGGGGCAATTTCGACGACGCCGGCAAGGTGGATGACCGGATGATCGCGGCCACGCAGCGGGCGAAGACCGAGGATTTGGCCAAAGCCCAGCGTTTCAATGAAACCATGGGCAATCTCGCGCTGTCGGCCGACACGCCGGAGAAGTGGGAGAAGGCCATCACCGCCGCGCAGGGACTCGGCCTCAACGTCGGCAAATACCGGGATTTCTCCGCGCGCGACTTCGTCCTGGCGCAGGGCAAAAAGACTGAAGATCTGCTCAAGAACGAGCTGGAGCGGCGCAAGCTCGACATCCTGGAAGAGAAGACGGCGGCGAGCGTCGCGGCGCGCAATCAGCCCAAGCCTCGCAATCTGGGTTATGGCGATATCGAGAAGCTGGCCAAGAAGGGCTCCCAGCTTGAAAACGTCGATCGCTATGCCACCACCTTCCAGGATCAGAATGCCGGCTATGGACGCCTCGGCGAAACCGCGATGTGGACGGCGCGCAACCTGCCATTCCTCACCGGGCCGAAGACCGAGAACGCCGCCACCTGGTGGCAGGATTACGACCGCTACAAGAACCAGGTCCGCAACGAGCTGTTCGGCTCCGCGCTGACATCCGCCGAACAGGAAGCCTTTGAGAAGTCGGACATCAATCCGAACATGGACCCCCGACAGATCCGGCTCAATCTGGCGCGCCAGCAGGAAGCTGTGAAATCGGCCCTACGCAAGACCACATCGGGCCTCAAGGCATCGGGTTATCCGGAAGAAGCGGTGGATGCCGCGACTGGCGTCACGGCGGATCAGCTTCAGTCTGTCCCGACGCCGGGCGGAACGAACCGCATCGATCTGAACAAGGGCACACAGCAGCCTGGATCAGCCGTCAAACAGATGTCTGACGATGAGCTGAAGAAAGCGCTGGGTCTCTAATGTCGACACCTGAGGAGCTGCTGCTGGAAGCTGAGAGTCGGGGTCTTCTCCCGCCTGAGAAGCAAGAAGCGCTGGACGAACTGCGCCAGCGCGGCGGCATCATGTCCAAGGAGGAATATGAGGTCCGCAGCGGCATCAATCCGCGTCGCGGCGGATCATTCCTCGGCTCCGAACGCCTGATGCGGCTGTCGGACCAGGTCATGGACCCGTTCGGCGTGTTCGACGAGATCACCGGTGCAGGCGCTTTCGCTGGCGAGCTGGTCAAGACCGGCAGCCTGGAGAAGGCCGGCAAGGCATATACCGCGATGGCGAATCGCATGCGCGCAGAGCGCAAGGTCGCGCGCGAGGAGAATACCATCCTGCCCGACATCGTCGGTGGCTTCGCGGCGGCGCCGGGGCGTGCATTGCAGGCGGCCGCACCGATCCTTACGCGAGTCGGGCAGGGCGTTCGCGAGGGCGCCGCCTATGGCGCGGCGGCAGGTTTTGCCCAGGGGGAAGGCGGTGTCGTCAATCGCGCGATCGGCGCGGGCGAAGGCGGTGTGGCTGGCGCGGTTATCGGCCCGCTCGCCTCCGAGGTCGCCATTCCCGCCGCGATCCGCACGGGTGTCGGCATCCGCAATGCTGTCCGCTATGGCAATCAGGCCGTTCGCAATGCCCGCAATCCGGAGCAGGCAGCTATCGATCTGGCCGCTGACCGCATGGTCGGGGCGAGCGTTGATCCGAACCAAATGCGAGCGCGGGTGCTCGCCGATGAGCGTGGGCGCCCCTTGCTGAGCGCGAACCTGCAAGCGCGTGGTATCACCGAAGAGGGGCTCGCCGATATGGTGAGCCGGAGCATGCGCGGCGAAGCTGCTGACCAGATCGGTCAGGACTACGGGATCACAGGGCCAACGGTCCGCGCCTATGTGCAGCGCTATCATGACACCAACCCGACGCCGATGAACCTGATGGACATCGCCAAGGAAATGGCGGGAGAGGGTGGCTCTGCACCCGTGACGAGGCTCGGGCGCGCCGCATATAGCCTTGCTGGCGATGAGAGCGGCGAGGCCGCGCAGCGGCTGATGGGGCGGCAGGACACGCAGGCCGGGCGCGTCTCCAACATCGTGCAGCGCTCGGTGGCCGGCGGCGACTTCGAGGCGACGCGCGCGGCAGGGCTGCAGAACCTTCGCGACGAGGCCGATACCGCCTATCGCCAGTTCTATGCCGAGCCCGATCTGGGCATTGATCAACTTGACGACCTGATGGCCGATCCGCTGTTTCGGCGGGCCAATGTCCAGGCGCAGCGTCAGGCACGGGTTGAGGCGATCCGGCGCAATCAGGAGGCGCGCCGCTCCGGTCAGCCCCCGGAACCAGTGCCTGAAGTTGATCCCAATAATCAGGTCTTCTCACCTGAGATGCTGGACCTCATTCAACGCCAGCTCCGCATCGCTTCGGAGGGCGCTGTCAGCAATCCGAACAATGCGCGCCATGCCCGCAATCTGCGCGAGGTGTTCCTCGACCGCATCGAGGACCATTACCCGACCTTTCGCGGCATCCGGCGCGACTATGCGACCGCGATGGGCGAATTCGGCGAGGAGGGCGCGCTTGAAGCAGGCGCAGCGCTGACCACCAAACTCGGCGCGCCGACTCGGGAAGCCCTGCGCGGCTTCGACGATATGACCGTGGCGCAGCAGGAACTGTTCCGCCTCGGCTTTGCCCGCAAGCTGATGGATGATGCCGCGAACCCGCAGATCGGCGGCGCGGTGGCTAACAAGTTCAATACGCCCGCCGTGCGCGAGATCGTCGAGCGGCTCTATCCGCGCAGCAATGCCGCCGCGCATCGGCAAGGCCAGCAATTGCTGCGTGACCTGCGCCGTGAGGCGATCACCACCAGGACCAAGAACGACGTCACGCAAGGCGCTCGCACGGCCGAACTTGGCTCGGATATGGGCCGGATGATGGAAGGTGCCCAGGCGGCTGCCGATGTGGCGACGGGCCGCTGGACACGGCTGCTGGAGAACCTTTCCACCCGCCTGTCCACGCAGATCGGCCGGCGCGGCGCGCGCGAGGTGCTCGACCTGCTGACGCAGACCGATCCGGCCCGCCTGCTGCCGCTGCTCAACCGTCTCGCGCGATCAGCCACCACGACGCAGCAGCGGCAGGCTTATGTGACGGCGCTGCGGGAGATCCGCAGCATCGGCACGCGGCGGCTGTCGGGTATCGTCGGGCAGAACGTGGGCGGAGAATTGGCTCTCACCGACCGGCGCGATTAGGATCAATCGGGTAATCCGGCTTGGCACCCTCGTATATCGCGCAGGATTTCGGGTTATTGCTCAGGATGCAATCTGCTGCGGCCGCACTGATTTCGGGCGGCATCACCTTCGGCTTCTCGCTGAAATCAAGCGCCTGCTGCACGAAATAGGATGCGGCGACGGCGAAGACGACAAACAGGAAGCGCCACAGCGCGCCGGGCGAGAAGAAAGGCTGGCCGTTCTTATCGGAGAGCATGGTCAACCCGACACCACCCAGCTCAGCGCGGCGAGACTGACCACCGTGATAACTGCATAGATGGCAAGTCCTGGCCATTCGCCATATCGGTCAACGAGCCAATCCATCAGCATTATCTTTGCTCTGAGATAAGACATCTTGCCACCCATCAAGTGAAGCGCGGGAGTTTACCATCATGGCGATCAGTGAACAAGAACGCCGCCGGAGAGCCGCTGCCGCCGAGCGCGCCAGACAGGAGCGGGAACGTCTCCGGCTGGAAGACAAACGCCGCTCCGATGAGTTGGAGGCGAAGCGCCTTGGCGTCCAGGAGCAGGAGCAGACTCGCCTGTCCGCCGAGCAGAAAAGCCGCGAGGAAGATGCTGATCGCCGCCGTGCGCGCGAGGATTTCGAGAACTCCGCTGGGGGCCAAACCTATCAGACTGCGAAGACGGTCGTGCCGCCAGCCCTCGGGCTCTATGTCGGGCATCGCCAGGCCGCAGGGATCGAAGCCCGTCAGGCTGGCATGGCCGCCCGTGGTCAGGCCAGCATGAGTGCAGGAAGGCGATATGCGCCCTATGCCGCACGCTCCATGCTGTTCCTGCCCGAGGGGTATTACCTGCGCAACTCGGTCGCGCCCACCATCGCGAGTGAAACTGGTCGGGACCTGACATCGGCCGCAGGGACGGGCATGATGCTGGCCGGAGGTGGGTTGCTCGGCGAGGGCGCCGTGAAAGCACTCACCCCGCAGGATCGCGGCGGGCCGCGTTTGCCCGCGCCACCGACACCCCCGGCTCCTGCCGCACCCGCTGCGGCTGCCGCCGCTCCCGCCACACCATCTCCTACCGGACCTCGCCCGCATGCCGACCGTCTGATCAGCGCCGCGCGCGCGGCAGGCGCCAAAGGCCCGCTGACCAAGGCAACGGCCGCCTCCTATCTGGAGACCAATCTCAACCCTGAGAACCGCGCCGCAGCGGCGGCCGAGCTTGGCATCAAGCCGGGCCGGAACTTCGCTTCGCGGATCTCCACCGCTGTTCGCAACATGGCCAATACGAGGGGCGTCTCGTCGGTTCTGCTACCGGTCGCGGCCGGCGCGATGGCCTATGACGCCGCATCGAGCGAAGCCGAAGCGGCGGGGGCGACGCCAGCAGAAGCAACTGGGCGCGGCGCATTGGCAGGCGGAGCGGCAGCAGGCACGACTTACGGCATTTCCAAGCTCGCCCCTTATGCGATGGATGCCATCAGCAAGACGCCGCTTGGCCGTGTCGCCGCCCGCGCCCTTCCGCCTGCAGCAGCGGCGCTTACCGCCTATGACATCGGCAACATGGCGGCGGAGGAGAATGCTCGGCCGGACACCATGCTGCATGGCCCGGAGGAAGGCACCATGCCGGCGACACCCGGCAATCCGCAGTTCATGGCACGGCAACAGGCGCTCGCCCGGCAGACGCGGGGAGGCGATGATTTCGATGCCCAGCTCGCCGCCTTCATCCAGGCGGTGGAGGAGCATAATGCGGGGGCGGGAGAGCCTTACGGGCCTTAGGCCGCGCGGCGCCCGAAGTCATCGGCAGGAAGCGTCTGCCATGCGAGCACGGTCATGGCGTCATCGGGATCGGCATCAAAGCATTCCACGATCAGATGGGCCGCCGTGGTGCGCCAATGGCCTGTGATCCAGGCAATGACGTGCTGCTGACGCTCGCCGTCGTTATATTCGCAGAGCGCGAGGATGTGGGTGCCATCCTTTGGAGCAGTGTTGATGGATAGCCATCCGGACATCATGCCTTTTCCTTCTGGCGCTTGCCTTCGGCCTCAAGCTCCTTCCAGTGGAGCGCAAACTCGACAAGCTGGCGGATGGCTTCGGAACGTGACGGCACGCCGGGCTCTCTGCCGCGCCATTGATCGATGCGCGCGACCTGCGAAGGCGTGATGACCATTTGCAGACGAAGGGATTTCAATTCGCTCATGCGGGCGAAGCTAACAAAGTTCGGCAAGTTACACAATAAACGCTTGACGGCTTAAGCGAGGAATGTAACTTACACAAGTCGGCCTGACAGGGGACTGGAACTCCCCCGCCAAGCCTGACCATAGATCCACCTTCCGAGAGGTATCACCATGGCTCCGGCCCTTATAAATCAGCCCGTTCTCGCCAGCAATCCGGCGGCGAACTGCAATGCCTACATCCTCGGCCTCGTCACCGAGCTTCGCCAGAAAATCGACGCGATCCCTGTCGTGCCCGGCCAGACCGTCACCCTGGACAGCAACGCGGTGCATGGACTGCGCGGCGTGTCGAGCGAACTGAGCGTCGCCCTTCGCAACCTGCTCAAATGGGCGGCGTGAGGGAGGCAGCGATGAAGAAGCCTCAGGCCAAAATCTTCCTGGTGGAAGACCTGCAAAGGGCGAAGCTGGAACGTGATGAGAAACTCGACAACCTGCTGAGCGACATCGAAGGCATCAAGCAGGGATTGGACGCCACCGTCGAGGGCATCGGCTTCGAGATGGGACGGGAATTCCTGGTCCGCCAGCTTGAACAGCATCTCGTGGTGCTGCGCGCGATCGTCCTGCCGGAGAACGGATGATGCCAAATCGCGCACGCCGCTGGGCCGATGCCCCTCGCTCCGCCCGCTTCACGCATGTCCTGGCGCTGGAAAGCGCGCTCGCTTCGGCGATCAACATCATGGATTGCCGGGAGCAGACCGAAACCGGAAAGAAGCGTCTGAAGAGATGGCGGGATCTCCTGCGCGAGCAGCCGCCCCGCGAATAGCCGACCAGCATCAGACTTGAAAACTGACCCCGCCCCGAGCGGGGTTTTTTATTGGGTGAAGAATGTCCACGATCCTGTCGTTTCTCTCCGGCCGCCAGATCACCAACAATTCCGGCGTGCCTCAGTCAGGCGCGCGGATCTATCACTACCGGGAGAACACCACCACACCACTGACCGTTTGGACCGATGACGGCGCGACGATCGCGCACGCCACCCCCTATGTCACCTGCGATGCCGGCGGCTTCGTGCCTCTGATCTATGTGGACGACACCTTCGACTGGAGGGTGGTGATCAAGACATCGGCCGATGTCACCCTGCAGACCTATGACAACCTGCCCAAGGCGGTGACGGAGGCATCGTCGGCCGCGTTCGCGCCGCCGCTCCTGGCCTGGACGCAGGTCACATCATCAGCCTCGCCTGTCGCGCTGACGGTGAACGATGTCGGCAAAGCCTATGAAGCCGATACCACGGGCGGCAATATCGAGTTCGATCTCCCGGATGCGGCATCAGTGGGCAACGGCAAGGGCTTCGTCTTCAAAAAGACCGCCAGCGCCAATAGCATGATCATCGACCCGAACGGCTCGCAGACCATCGACGGCGTGTCCACATCGCTTGCGATCATCGAGCACAACCAGGTCATCGCGGTCTATTCCAACGGTGCGCAATGGTATGTGGCGTGGCGTTACGTGATCGCGGTGACGCCACCCACGGTGCAGCGGTTCACTTCTGGATCGGGGACATATACGCCAGCCGCGCTGGTGCGCTTTATCCGCGTCCGCATGGTCGGCGGCGGCGGCGGCGGCGCAGCGGCGAACACCAACAACGGCACAGCAGGCGGCACTACAAGTTTTGCATCCTGGACGGCCGTCAATGGCGCTGGCGGCGTGACCGGCGCGCTTGCCACGTCAGCAGGCGGAACAGGCGGCGTTGATGGCACGGGAACGCTAATTGCGCGGTTTCCCGGCGGTGGCGGTAGCGGTGGCATAAGCGGCGCGGGCGGCGGCGGCAATGGCGGTTCAAGCGTTTTTGGCGGCGCAGGCACAGGCGGCAATACCGCCGCCGGTGGCGCAGCGGTGGCCAATACAGGCTCGGGCGGCGGCAGCGGGGCAAACGCCGGCACATCAGGCGGCGGTGGCGGCGCTGGTGAATATGTCGAATTTTTCGTCAGCGCGCCTACTGCCATATCTTACACCGTAGGAGCGGCTGGAGCAGGCGGCGCAGCAGGCGGCGCAGCAGGCGGCGCGGGCGCGGCGGGCATCATTATCGTTGAGGAATATTATTGATGACCTGGCGCTTAGCCAAATCGCCGGAACCCGTGCGCGCGCAGATCAACGCCGCATAGGCGGCCCGGATCCCTGCTGCTGCGCGAGCTACGGATAAGACATCAACATCATCCGAGGACATCATGACCGTCACTGACATTCAGCGGCGACTGGCGGAGCTTGGCATCTACGCCGGCGCCGTGGACGGCATCAGCGGCAAGACGACCGTCGCCGCGATCCGAGCCTTCCAGCGCGTGCACGGGCTGACGGCGGACGGCATCGCCGGGCCGAAGACGCGGGCGGAGATGTTCCCCGCGCCGATCCCGGAGCGCGATGTCGATCCGCCGGACGATCCCGGCCGGACACAGCACGAACAGATGTGGCCACGCCAGAAGGACGTGGCCTCTTTTTTTGGCGAGGTCGGCAAGCACCAGACCATGCTGGAGTTGCCATACCCCATGCGCTTGGCCTGGGATCTGCGCCAGCCGGTGAAGCGGTTCTCCATCCACGAGAAGGTGCATGACAGCGCGCTGCGGTGCTTCCAGCGCATCGCGGATGCCTATGACGCCGAGGCGCGCCGGCTGACTGGCATCGACCTGTTCGGCGGCTGCCTCAACGTCCGGAAGATGCGGGGCGGCTCGTCGTGGAGCATGCATAGCTGGGGCATCGCCATCGACTTCGACCCCGCCCGCAATCAGCTTCGCTGGGACCGCACGAAGGCTCGGCTGGCTTTGCCCGACTGCCGGACGTTCTGGCAGATCTGGGAGAGCGAGGGTTGGGTCAGCTTGGGACGGGCGCGTGACTACGACCACATGCATTGCCAGGCGGCGCGGCTGTAGCGCGCTTATTTCCCGATTTTCGCAATTTCGCAAATTCCGTCGCGACGACGGAAAACCCGGCCGGATGGCCACAATCCCGAAGAGGAAGAAAGCATGACACCGAACGAACAGGCGATCGAGCACGAGATCCAGGCCAAGGGCCTGACCGCTGCACGCATCACCCCGCAGATGATCGACGATACGATCGTCACCTGCGACTACCACGTCTTTCCCGGCACGACGCTGACTGTCTGCGCGCTGTCGCTGAAGAACGGCTTCCAGGTGGTGGGTGAATCCGCCTGCGCTTCGCCTGAGAATTTCAACGAGGAGATCGGCCGCAAGATCGCCTTCGATAACGCCCGCAACAAGATCTGGGCGCTGGAAGGCTACCGGCTGCGCTCGGCATTGGCGCAGAACGTCGAGGCGCACGGCTGACCAATTCGGGGGCGGCTTCATTGGCCGCCCTCTCAATCAAAACCTGATGACAAGGAGTCTCCCATGACCTGGGACACCGTACAGCAGCTCGTGCGCATCATCCTGCAGATTGGCGCCGGCGCCCTCGTGCAGCGTGGCTGGATCACCGAGGACATGGCCACGACCGTGATTGGCAGCGTGCTGTCGATCGGCGGCGTGATCTGGTGGGCCGCGTGGCAGTCTGGCCGCCCTGCTGATCCGCCCAAGACGGGCGTGTGATGTCCATCCTCAAGGCGTTCTTCGCCGCGGTCTTCTCGGCGGTCCTGGGCTATGTCCGGGACCGCCAGAGGGATGCCGAGATCAAGGCGGCCGGCCGCGCCGAAGCTACGCTCAAATCCCTGGAGGAGACCAATGCGAGGGTGGACAAGGCTCTTGCCGCTCGCCGCGCCGCTGCTGCTACCAGCATGCGCGACGACGACCCCTATCGCCGTGACTGACACGTCCTGCCGGGGGTTTGTCCCCATCCACTACAGCAGGAAAGATACCCCCGGCACCATCCAGCAGGCGCGCGAGCATAACGCGGCCTGGGATGCGCTGTGCAAGAAGTGAGGAGGCAATGCATTTGGATCATAAGGCCCTGACAGATACCGCCGTCATCGCGGGCACCGTCTCCTCACCGGCCTGGGCCTCATGGCTTGGGGATGTGAATCAGGTGCTGACGACGCTGACCCTTGCGGTGGGGCTGGTGCTCGGCGTCGTCAGGCTGGTGGCGTTTCTGAGGGAGAGGCGGTGAGGCAATATCGAGATTCTTTATATTGCTGGCCTAACGCCGACCACGCCAGATTGTTGCAGCGCGTTCGCCCTGCTTGCGGTCCAGCGTCTGCATAGCCCATGCGCGCCATTCTTGGTTCGGCCGTTCGCCTTCGAGAAGCGCGTCACATCCCATACCAGCTCCGATGATTAGGGCCGCAGCACGAGATGCAGTTTCGGCACCATGTTTTGCCACAACGCGAGGGGCATATCGGGCCGGGTTCTGCACGAGACCACAAACGAAGCCTGGGAGCTTCACCTCAAGCGCGGGGCAATCGCTGCCGGGGCCGAACACAATCTGACCCAGCGGGCATCTGCGATCGACGCAGCAACCGCCGCAATTGTTGCAGGGGCTTCCGTGCGGCGGCTTCGATAGCATCACTCTCCTCCCGTCGCCTTCGGGAAATGGCAGACGTAAGGCCCCCACCCATCCGCCTTCCACTCGCCTTTCGCGTTGATGCAAGCAAGGTGGAGGTCATTGACGGATGTCGGGCCATCACGCTGGACGGTGCAATATGAGAGCGGCGCGACAACCGCGAAGACAATAAGAGCCACGCCCGCCAGTAATCCGAAATCGGACATTCCTATTCTCCCCCTCCCGCCCTATTGACGGCCGCCACGGCGAGGCACTCCGGCGCCAGCAGCATCGTCTCGTTGGGCTCTTCGTCTGCGGGCTGATGCTCGTTCGCATTGCGGCAGATCCTCTCCGCCTCAGCGCGCGTGTAGCGGCCGGCATGCGACAGAATCCAGGTATAGCCCCGGCTGTGCGGTGCCCAGAAGCGGCAGTGCTCATGAGACCAGATGACGAACATCAGATCTGTCGATTGGCTTTCGGCTTCGCCGGGAAGATCCATCCAGTGTTTCAATCTGCTCACCATCACTTCCATCCCAGCCACGCCAGAAATGCACCTCCGGCCGTGATCGCCACCACCAGATAGACCGCGATCCAGAGCTTGTAGTCGTCGTCATCCATGGCGGGTGCCCGTCAGCTTGCGCCAGCGCTTGACGATCGACCGCTTCCAGCGCGTCAACGGCTTGCCCTTCTCCGCTTTGCGGAGCTGGTGATCGGCGCCATTGGCCTTGATGGCCTCGATCACATCGACAAGGCATCTGCGGCTTTCCTCCGACCCTCCCGGCTTGCGCTTGTTCTGGGTCGATGCCCAGATGCCATCGGAGAGCCAGGCGTTGTCGGCATGGGCGACGCGGTAGATGAGAGGCCGGGTAAGGCGCAGCGTGCCGCCGAGCACATGGGCACCCTGGGCGAGGTATGAATCCGCCGAGCCCCGATAGCCCAGCTCGCGATGCGGGCGCATGACGTCGAGCGCCGCGCGCCGGAACATCATCGCGCTGGTGGAAGTCCAATGCCAGCCTTCGACATGGGGCCCGATCCAGAGCGTCTGATGCACGACGGTCGGCGGCACCACCGCGCGGCCGGTGCGCGCGTCCTTCTCCAGGAACTCGATCGGCAGCGTGCTGTAGACGCCGGTGATCTGGGTGCCGTTATGGACGATCCGCTGCTCGCAGCAGGCGATGGGGGTGAAGACGGCTTCGCCCAGGTGGGCATCGGCCATCTCGGCAAGGAAGGTCTCGTCATAGCGGTCGTCGGGGTCCAACAGGCAGACGAACTCGCCGGTGGTGGCGTCGAGCCCGGTGAAGAAGGCTGGGATCTGTCCGCCGTTCTCCCGGGCGATGAAGCGGATGCGCGGCTCCTTCATCTTCATCACGATGGTTTCTGCTGCCAAGCGATGGCCGTCATCGGAACCGTCATCGACCACGACGCATTCCCAATTCTGATGGGTCTGGTCGAGCAGCGACAGCAGCGCGTCGGGGAGGTGGTCGGAATAGTCGTGATGCGTGACGACGATGGAGATCAGCGGGTTGTGCCACTTGCCTCTGTCAAGGTGCTGCGGGGCAGCGGCGGGGACCATGGTCAATTGCATGACGGCCTCTCTCTTGTGTGATCAGGCTGCGTTCGCTTCGATCGCCGGAAGTTCCATTCCCGCGGCGACCATGGCGCGCTCGAATTTCAGCACCGCTCCGACGAGCGTTCTGCACCCCATGCGCTCAATCAGTGCGCCTCGGTGAATCTCGACGGTCCAGGACGAGAGCCCCATCACACGCGCCGCGCCCTTGTTGGTGTGCTCGCCGTGGAGCAGGATCAGCACCATCATCTGCGTCTTCGTGATGCGCAGTTCGTCCTGGACTTGGCGCAACGATGCGACTTTCGCTGTCAGCTCGCGCCATCCCCGCTGCCATTCTTCGGTCTTGTCGATGGCCAGATAGGGATTGCCGCTATAGGGACCTCGCATGGCCCAGCCTCCTTGCTCTGAGATCGCCCGATCAGGCGGCGCGGTCGTTATGGCCACTGGCCCGCGCCGCCGTTTCATCCGCAGGGACATCGGGGTGCCCCTGTTTCCCGCCAGTGGTGTCGGTGAGTTCAGCTTCCATCCGCTTCGCCCATCGCGCCTGCCGGCAGAAGAACCAGGCGGCCGCAAGGCAGAGCCCGATCCAGAAGATGCCGATGGCGATGAGATCGGCGGAGGTCATGACGTCGGCGCGTGGGATTTGAGGGAGCGGATGCCAGCCAACAGGCATTGCCTCGAGGCATTCACGAGGGCGAGCGCCTCCTGCTCCGTGAGCTTGCCTTCAAGGGCCGGGCCAAGGGTGATGCCCTTGATCTCGGAGGAGAGATAATGCTCCACCTCCTCGAGGGCGCGAGCGCAAACGGCAGCCGCGCCGGCTTCCCACATTCCTTTGACGCCCGGCAATTCGTTCTCCCAGGGCGTGGCGTCTTCGAGATATTCCGAGGCGAGGAAGGTCGATCCGCCCTCGTAGTTGATCTGCCCCAGCGTCTTTTCGCTCATGCTGCCTCTCCAGTAAACCGGGGCGGCGTCAGTCCCCAGATCGGTCCGCCGCCCCTCACCCTCTCTCGGGTTATTCAGATCCGCCCTGGGACGCCCCGACAGGCCCGCCCGTGGGATTGGCGTCCTCGCCATGCGCCCAGCAATAGGCGGTGATGGTGGTCGGGACGACATCGGCATTGCAGCCGCCCGCCTTGGCGACGGCCTCATAGCTCGCCTTGCCCGCCGCGTTGTTGGCGCGCACCGTGGCGTCGACCTGGTCCTGCGTGGTGCCCTCCGACACGACGACGGTCGTGCTATGCGGCATCGGCTGGAACTTCGTCTCAGCGAAGGCGGATACCCCCCCCAGCGCGATGACGACGGATGCGAGAACGATGGATTTCTTCATTGGGAAGTCCCTCTAAGTAAGATTGATGCAAATGCCCTCCCTGATGAGAAGGGCGGCCCAGGCCAGGGAGCAGGTGGCGCTGGACCGCCGAGAGACCCGACCCCGCGATCGCCATGATCGGCACGGATCTCTCAAATTGCCCGGGGAGCGATCCAATGCCGGGCAAACTCAGAAAAAGGGAAGCCCTCGGTGGATAGACGGGGGCGAGGGCTCCGAGGGCTTCCCAAGCGGCGCCTTTATGGGGTCGCCGAAGACGAAATCTGTGATTAATCAGGAGAGTTACTTGGTAGTGATGCGCTCAACTCTCTCCCCGTGAAGTGGACTATAAGTAAACAATTCCGTTTTGAAAAGGGAAAAGTTGACTGTTGCTCCACTTTTGTTCGCGGAGCATTGTTCATCGTTTGTTCTTATGCCACCATCCGGCGATGACACGTGATCCCGCCGCGACCTTCTCCGGCCACACGGCCGACATCCCCGCCGATGCCGAAGCGGGGGCCTGAGGCGATGAGGGTCGCGCCGGAGGGGTGGGAGGAGTGAGGTTTCGGGCCGAAAAATCGCCCAAAAACGGTTTGCACTCGCCTTGTAAGTGCTTGATTTTACTGAGGTGGGATAACTGGCGGTTTGCAGCTAAGCTCTTGATTTGCTTAGCGCTTGCGTCGGTTTAGCAAACCGCCGCCTTCAGCCTCTCGGCCACCGCTCCGTCGTACTTAAGCTACTGATTTACTTGCGAGAAAAAATGTTCTCGTTTTGCCCTACTGCCATGGTTTGCAGTTCGGTTTGCAGTTTCTAATCGATTGTGCCGATCGACGCAATCCATGATCGCTCCATTTTTTCGACGGCCTCGTCATTCAGAGCGCGGGTGCGTGCCATATAGGTATCGATGATTTTCTCGATGTGCTTCATCGAGTGGCCGGTGATGGAAGCGATCTGCGCATTGGTGCATCCGTTCTCGGCAAGCACCGTGATGGCAGTACCGCGCAGGTCGTGGAAATGCAGGTGCGAAAGGCCGGCGCGGTTCTTCGTGGCGCTGAACTTCGTGCTGAAATGACTCTCCACCCAGGGCTGGCCTGTGACGGTCGTCAGGATCGGCTCGTCCTTATGCGGGATGCGTCCCAGGGCGAGTTTGGCGGCGTCGAGTGTCTCTTTCAGCATGCGCGTGCAGCGCGCTGGAAAACGGATTTTGCGACCGCCCTTGCGGTTCGTGACCATGATCCGCTCGCCGTCGTAATCGGCCCAGGCAATGCGGATGAGGTCGCCTTCGCGGCGGCCGAGGTGGAGCGCCATGATCAGCGCCAGGCGCATCGGCCGGTTCGCCTCCGCCATGCAGGCGTTCACGTCTTCTATGGTCCAGATCGCGTCGGAGCGATCTGCCTTGTAGGCCTTGGCGAGGCCGAGCAGATAGTTCGCGCTGAGGAGCGATGAGTCCACGGCATAGCTGACCACCACGCTCATGGTCGCCCGCGTCAGGTCCGCCTGGCGTGGCCCGATCGTCTCGACGAGCTGGGAGTGCCACTTCTTGATGTCGCGCCGGATCAGCTTGTCGTCGAGCGCGGCGAGCGGCAGATCGGCCCAGCCATCCTCGATGGTCTTGCGATGCTTCAGATAGTCTTTCTTGGTCCGATCGCCGAGCGATTTGAAGGACTGCGAGCCGAAATACTCGGCGACGGCATCGGCGAACATCTCCGCCTGCGCCTTGGCGCGCTTGGCGGCTTTGTCGTAAGACACCTGGAATTCGAGCGTGCCCGGCTCGCCCTCGATGCGCTTGCCTGTGAGGCGGTGATAGTAATGGATGCGCCAGGTGCCGTCCGCGAGCTTCTTGCGGACCTTGTTAACGTGCTTGAGCCGCACTTGCATCGCGCTTCGCTTTCCACGCCTCGTAGGGCGTCAACTCGCGCTCCGGCACGGCTGGTGCCGACAGCCCTGTGAGCCGATCAAGCTCGGCATCCAGCTTCTTCAGGTCGTAGCGCGTGGAGCCGGGGATGCGGCATTGCACGCCAGTGCGCTTCAACCAGGACTGAAACCCAGAGACCGACATGCCGCAGTGTTCGGCGGCTTCATGAGCCGTCAAGCCCCGTTTAGGTGCTTTCCCCGCTATCCTCTCATAGTGGGCGCGCCTTTCGGCCGATGCCTGTTCACTCATAGGCTTACTCACTCAACTAACGATCTGAACCATTTCATTCGCGCGCAGATCCTGCGCCCAGCGCTCCAGATCTTCGCGCTTGATCATGTGGTGGGGCGAACGCTCGCTCAATTTGTAGGTTGGTAGCGCTCCGTTCTTGGCGCGCAGCATGATGGCGTCTTGTTCGACGCCCCAGAACTTGGCCACCTCCCGGACGCGAAACAGCAACCGTTGCCCATATTCAGCGAGCAGAGCGTCGATGTCCTTTGCCGTGATGCCCTCGAGCATCCGTTGGCGGCCGAGCGACTGCTCGACGGCATTCACCCGTTTCTGCTGCAACATCTCGGCGGCTGGCCGTCGAACAAAGACCGCAGCTATCTCGCCCCAGGCTTCGAGGTGTCGCGAAACGAATGCCTCTTCCCACTCGGCCGCCAGCCTGCTGATCACGGGCATCTCGACGTTGAGCACCGGCCGAATGACGCGGCTGAAAGCGAATTCGACCATGCCGAGCAATTCTTCAGGCACCTCTACAGCCAGCGCGCGATCGAAGACTTTACGGACCGCGTGCTCGCCGATCCGGCGCACTACGTTCAACGCCTGGCCGCAATAGACAACCTCGTTGTCGCGGATCAGGAAATACACGCCAGTGAACGTGCGGTAGATGACGACCTCCTGAGGCACCAGGCTTAGCGCCCGGAAGCGTCTCATGATCGCTGGCGTGTATGTGCCGGTCTGCGTCATGCTATCCCTCAATCCTCTTCGTCCCACCGTCCATGCTGTCGATGAAGGCGGCGACCTCGGAGGGGGAGGAGAGCGGAGGCGGCGGAGATGGCAACGGCATCCAGTGGGTGGGCTTGCGCGCAATGAATGCGACTGGATCCTCAAGGCTGGCGCGCCGGGCATAAACCCAGTCAACCACTCCGTCTTCCAAGGCTGTCATTTGCGTGGCCACCACCGGCCGTTCCAGGTGAGCGCAATAGACGAGGACGGACATGTCCTTCGGCGCGCTGTCGATGGGCTGCCAAGCAGGCTCAAGCGCCCTGACGATTTCGCGGATCTCGGCGATGGAGAGGCAGACCTCGAATTGCCCGCTATTGGCGCGAGCGTGGGTGCGCAGACGGTCGAGAATCGTGGTCATGTCAGCCCCGGCTCTCTGCGTCCGAGGTTTTGAACCACTCACGGCAGTGCGGGCACTTCGTCATCGGGGGCTTCATCACATCCACATGGACGGCAACGCCCTCCTTCATCTCGATGCCCCAGACGTCGCCGACCTCCTCACCCTGGGCGAACATGCCGCCCGTCAGGGAGAGATCGGGGATCTTCTGCTTGATGGCGTGGAGGACCACGTTCAGCGACGTGATCATGTAGTAGGTTTTCTCGTTGCCATTCCATTTGATGCCGGTGAAATCTTCGGTCACCTCCAGATCGATCCAACTGTATCGGTCATCAGGTTTCGGCTGATAGCCGGTCGCGGCGGCAAGCTTCTCGGCATCAGTCTCCTGCCCCAGGATCTCCCTGACGACGCGAAGTTCGTCGATGGTGATCTCGCGGGTGAACTTCAGCTCGCCCGTAAAGCCAGTGCTGTATCCCATTATTTTACTCTCCGAATTGCCTTGCCATTCATCGGCTTCTTCCACTTGCTGGCCTTCCCACATGGCAGCGGGCCGCTTCTGATCGTCCGAACCTTCCGCCCCCTCGCCTCGCCCTCCGCGATCATCCCCACCTTCGCCGCCACCACGGCGCAATGTGCTGCCTGCGCCTTGGACAGCCGCTTGCCCTTGGCGATGCGGGGCGCGTCGATACGGCGGGTCTTGTCCTCATGTTCCGCGATCAGCCTCATGGTGATCACCGTCGGATGGTTCCCCGCTCCATGGCAGGCGTAGCCGGCATCATGATCGGCGTGGAACATGGATATGATCTCCCGCGCCGTCATGGATTTGGCTGTCTCCCGGTCTATGGGAGCGCCGCGCAATATCTGGAGATCCAGAAGAGCGGAGGCACAGCGTTCCGAGAGGGTGGGGGAGCGGCGGGTCATCAGCGGCTCTCGACGCTGAAGCTGATCGCCCAAACCCAGGGGTTGGCGTCCCAGGAATCAGCGCCGTTGATGTGCGACCAAAGTTCGGCAAACGCCTCCTTGGCGAAATCGTGATAGATGCCGAAACGCACAGCCACCCTTCCGTGCTCAACGGAATAATAGCCGCGCCCGCTCTTCAACGGCTCCACGCCCTCCGCCTTCGCATCTTCCTCGCTGATGTCCTGGAGGCGCTGAACGCGAACATCGGTGATCAGCAGGCTGATGCGGGAAAGGCGGCGCGGCATATGGATCGACGGCCGCCAGCGCACTTCGTCAGCCGGCGGGACGTTCTGATATTCGCGCGGCACGCAAGCCGGATAGTTGGCGCGATAGACAGGCAAGCCAGGATCGCAGCCGCCGACTTCGGCGAAGGTCTCGCGCACCCAGAGTTCGGTTCCAGCCGAGCCATAAGGGCACTTCGCCCAGCCATGTTGGCGATCACCCAGAAGGTAGCACCACTTCGTGGGCTCAGCCGCGTAAGGAGCGTACCAAGTCCCGTTCTTCAGCACTTTCGGCTGCGGTTTCATTATCCGCCGCGTCTGCGTCTTGTTCCCGTCGAGGAGCGCGCGGACCATCGGGCCGGAGAAGAGGATAGGCCGTTCCCTCACGCCGCTTTCCTTTCCCCCATCACGCAATGCAGCAAGGCAAGCGCGTCGCTTTCATTGTCGTCCACCGGAGAGAAGCCTTTGGCCTCCATCGCCGCGAACACCTGCGGCTTGCCCGCATTGCCTTTGCCTGTGGCGTGCTTCTTGATCGTCGCAACCGCGATTCCCTCGTAAGGGATGCCGCGCTTCTCGCACCATGCGGTGAGGTGGGACAGGAAGCCGCCATAGATGTGCGCGGCATCGGTTCCGATGTGCCGCCGGACGGCTTCAAAGCAGACCTGCTCTATCGGACCGTGCCTGTCGGCCATCTCGTTCAGCCACGTCCGAAACCGGACCCACATCATGCCGCCGCCCTCGTACTTCTTGACCTTGAAGTCGATGGTCCCGGAGAGAATGTCGCCGGGGCCGAAGGCAACCGCCCAGCCAAGCTTGGTGCCGAGGTCGAGGGCGAGGAGAGTCATGACTTCTTCGCCTCGTCACGGAGGTTGCTCACGATCCACGCGCGCATGCGCTGGAAGCGTTCCTCAGGCGTATTGCCCCAACCGCCCTCGTCGTTCTCGTAGACGATCTCGCGGGCGAGCGCCTCGCTGATCCCGAATGTGTCGGCGACCTTGCCGTAGTTCTCCGGGTCGATCTGGCTCATATCAACGCCGCGCACCCTGCCGACGGAGCCGATGGCGCAAACCTGCCCGTCCATTTCCAATTCATGGGCGACGAGCTTCTTCTCGGGCATGGCGTCCATGGCGGTGAGCATCTCGCGCAGGAAAGCCTGTCCGCGCTTGCCGCGAATGCCGCTGGCGACAGCACCGCGCCAGCAGATGAGCTGCCACTGGTCCTCAATCTCGTCGCAGTATCCGGCCCGGCTCATGGCCGCACCTCAATAGTGCAGGTGCCGTCGCGCAGAAGCTCCTTCGCTTCCGCTACCAGCGCGTCGTGATACTCATCGCGCGCGACGCCTGATGGCATACGCTGGAACAAATCCCCCTGCGCCCGCTTGCCATCCAGGAACGCGGCAACCTCCCCCTTCAGCCTGTTCAGCGCATCCTGTGCGCCATCGGGCATGACGGGCTGATTGCCATCCTCGGAATATTGGTCGAAGGGCAGATGGGGCGTGGTTCCACAGAATGGGGATGTGCAGTTCTCCAGATCGACCTGGAAGACGATGCAGGCGCCTTCCACATCCGTGGTGTCGCTGTAGGACCAGGAGACGCCGGTGACGCGGATGCGGTCGCGCTCCTGCATCTCGATCTCGTTCCCGAATGCCTCCCAATACAGGCGGCTCGGCCATTCCAGGATTTCCCGGACGCTGGGCGACAGCGCCGCGAACGCCTCCATCAGCTCGGCATGGAGCTTGTCCTGGGCGCACTTCACGACGGAGTGGCGCTCGGTGTCCTTGTCATGGCCTTCCGTCTCCACGATGAGCTGGCCGTCTTTCAGCTTGGCTTTGGCAATGCGGGTGGTCATTCCACGGCCTCATAGGTCGCGCGGAAGATGTCGTCCTTGCAGGGGTAGATCTCGCCCTTGATGCCCCGGATGATCCAGTCGCCTTTGTCGGCACGCATCACGCCTTCAAGCGTCTGGATCTCGACGTAGTCCGTCTTGCGGCCTCCGGCATCAAATGTGCGCCCGATGATGCCATTGCTCGTGAATGCATCTGTGTACCACTGCGGAATACCATCTCCGCAGAATGGCCCCGTGAATTGGAAGGCCTCAATCACCACAGGCTTCTTGCGATATTTGGCCATCACTGCACGTCCAGACGGAAGTCGGGGACGATGGTTTGCGGCCGGAAAATCACCTTGTAATGGTAGGTCGAAACCTTCGCGTCTTCGATCTGCTCAGCGAAGAACGTCACGTTGTCGGATAGGCCGAGGAAGTGTTTTTTGTAGCTATCGACCCCGGTCTTGCAGGTGACCGTCAGCTCGCGCGCCTTGTCGAAATTGCCGAGTGAACACAGCCCCTCGACGGTCAGCATGTATGTGTCGGTGACGCCGTTGTAGAAAACGATGCGGCGATTGATTTGGAAGTTGTCGGCGGCTTGAGAGATATTGCGCGAGGCGACATCCGCTGGCTTCTCGCAGCCGGCAAGCGCGAACGCGCTGATGAGCGCGACAGCCGTGATACGCGTGACGAAATTCATGCTGCTGTCCCTTTGTTGATGGCGCGAGCGATCACGCTCCAGCCTCCGCTGCAAAGTCCTGATACCCCTGCTCCCACGCCTTCCTGTAGCTGGTGTACTTCGTGTATTTCGCCGGGATGTCCTTGAAGTCGATGCCGGCTTCACAAGCCTCTCGTCCCGCCTGACGGGCTTCTTCCACGGGGGACATTTGCTCAGCCTCAGAACTGGGATTGCCCGCATCTCCCGTCGGAGGCGAAGATGCGGGCTCGCCAGCATCGGCCGCTGGCGCTTCAGAGGCGGGTGAGGCTTGACCCGCCGCGCTGAAGTCGGGGATTTCGTCGTCGATGATGGGTTCGTTGGCGACCAGCTCGACCGTTTGCAACTGCCGCGACGGGGGTCTGCGCTGCGCAGGCCGCTGCTGATCCGGTTCCGCCTTGAAGCGGTCCGCCTCGTCAGGATCGACGATGCCGGAGAAGCCGAAAGCCGCGCGCGCCGCCTGGATGGCCGCCTTGTGCCGGAGCATCCGGTAAGGCCATTTCGACCAGGGCTCGGTGCCCTGCTTGCATTCCGCCAGCAATTCCCGCACCGCGATGTGGCGCGAGCGGTCCTTGCGATAGACGCGGCAGGTGATGGCGACGAGCCTGTCACCGTCGAAATGGTCGTCGAACTCGATGCCGTCGAACTGGGGATGGCTATTCATGATGGAGTACCAGCCATCGACGCCGACCACGGGCTGGATGCCGCCGCCTTTCTTCGGGATGGCGTAGATTTCCCGCGTGATCGGGTTGAGGTGGTACTGCTTGGCCACCAGGATGAAGGCCGCGAACTCCTCGCGGGTGCAGGCTTTCGGCACGATGGTGGCGCGCAGGGTGGCCTCGAAGGCGTCGGCGCGCATGCCATAGTCGCCAGCCATGGCGGCGATGACGGACAGATTGCGCTGCGGCTGGGTGCTGGGGTCGTGTAGGGCGACTGCGGTCATGGGGTGGCTCCATTCAGGACGCGGAGGGCGTATTCCAACTTGCGCTCCCAGGTGACGGCGAAGACGCTTTCATCTGGGTTCTCTTCCCGCCACAGAAGGGCGGCGCGGCGCTCCAGATCGGGATCGCAGTCGAAGCAGATTGGGGAAGCGTCTGTACGGGGCACTGCGTATTTGTTTCCGCAAGCGCATTTGGATTCCGCCACCAGCGGCTCGAAAAGCGTGTGCTCCCACTTGTGCAGGTTCGGCCAATAGCCCTCTTGGCCGTAGAGCACGAACACATCGTTCGCCCAGAGCAGGGTGGCCTCGATCCAGGTGTAGCCGTTGTCGTCGTCGCAGTTCGGCCCCGATACGCGGCACTTCTCGCCGATGGCGGGGCGATACTGAGGGGTGCGGCGCAGGCCCTTCGGAGGGGCCGTCAGCATGTCGAGAAATTCGCCCATCTCAGCCTCACGTTGTCCTGATGGAGATGCTGACGCCGCCATTGCTCAGCTCGGCGCCGGGGATCTTGCGGCCTTCCTTCAGCGCGGCGAGGAGAGCCTTGCGGTCGATCGTCGGATCGCGCGGGACGAGGAACTCATCCGGGATGCGCTCCTCGCTGGTGACGATGGCCTTCTGCGGCGTGGCGCGCAGGCTGACGGTGGCGAAGGCGCAGCGCAGGGTCTTCAGCCCCGCCGTCTGCAGCGCGGTGGTCAACGCGCCGCGACGCCGCTCGATACGGGCGTTGATGTTCAGCGCCCGCTTGCTCAGCTTGTCGATCTGGATGCGGATCGCTTCGATATGGGCGTCGTCCTCGGCCTCTTCGGCAAGGAGCTGATTGACCACCTCGACGAGGCTCGTCTGCCCCTCGACCACATCCATGGCGAAGGCTTCATCCTCGCCGATGATGTCCTTGTGTGCGGCCAGAAGATCGCGGGCGGCCTGGGCTTCGCGGGTGAGCGGGGTGGTGAGAGTCATTGCAGGCCACCTTCGCCGCCTCTGCGGTGCTGGGATTGCGCCATGATGTGTCTGGCCAGGGCTTCGCGGCCTTCGATCCACTTCTCGACCTTCACGAGGCGCTCGCCGTGCTTCTCGGGCATCTCGTCGATGAGGTTGCCCTGGAACTCGGCAATCTGGGCGAGTGCCTGCATGATGCCTTTGATGTCCCCGCGCATGGAGCCGATCTCCTGGAAGACAGCCCGGAACACCATGAAGGCGACCACGCCGAACGCGATGAGGCAGATGCCTCCGAAGACGATGAGGGGGGCATCAGTCATCGGAGCCCTCGCCTTCACCCTGGTCCGTGCTGATCTTCTCCAGGATGGAGCGGGCAAACTCACCCTTGTCCGCCTCGGCCTGAGACGGCTTGCCGCTGCGCTTCCACCAGAAGGAGGGGCTGGC